TCACAGGCATTCTTCCACCGCCTCCCAATAGGAGGCGCTGTCCCGATCTGTTGCACGCGGTGAAATAACCCGCAATTTCGACGGCTCAACGCCTTCGACGCCTAAGAAGATTCCCGCCGCGCCCTCTTCGTTCGTGACGACAACATCAGCCGCAGTTGCGATACCTTTCATCCAGCTTTCAGGCAATGCACCTTTGGCTATACTTGCCCTTAAGACGGATCGGTCCGCGTGCAGTATGCAGGGCCGGAAGGGTACGATCTCGTGCTTCAACCGGCCCGACGCCAGAACCCACAGATCGCAATCCATGAAATTGTTCATGCCGTCGTTCGGGAAAACATATTGATCGCGCTTTGGCTTCGAGAAGGTCCGTCCGTAGTGGAGCGCCCGAGCCACATGGCCATGATCCGCAGTCTCCCATCCGAAATCGCGCAGATTGTATCTGCTTTTTCTCGCAGAGCGATTGACCCCCGGTCCATTCGGTCGCGCGACCCCTATCACAACTTCAAGCTCTTTCTCTGCCAGCCTCGCGCCGTTGGACAGAAGATCCGCGACGTCCTCTGCGGCTTGTATATCTGTAGGGGTAGCCAATATCGCGATCTTGGTCGGAACTGAGATCGCTGATGAGTCCGCGACGCGAAACTTATGGGCGTTTGCGAGAACCCTGGAGATACCGTCCGACCAAGCCTTCTCGCAATTTTCCGGCTTCATCGGTTCGAGGAGGATTTTCTGGCTATCACGCACTCTTCTCACGAAAGCTTCGTCACCGGCCAGAATTCTATCCATTTTCGACCGGGCCTCCCGAACGGTTGCACAACGTCCCGGCAAGCCGACACCACCAAAGCGATCGAGTATTCCACCACCCATGAAGATCAGTGGCATCCCTGCCACGACAGCTTCGAACGGATGAAAATGAATATGAGTCGGCTCCGTACTGTGATAAAACATCAGCCGCATGTTTCGCATATTCTTGAGATGATCTTCATATGGGAGATAACCTAGAACTCTGGGGTCATCGACCGCAATAGACTGGGCACCACCGACCACATAAGGCAGACCTGGAAAATTTATTTTAAATTGCCTGTAAATTTCTTCATAGACTGGATTAAAATTTATATCAGGGCAAACAAACAGGACGCGACGATCCTCCCCGTTCCACTCGTCGTATTTCGGACGTGATGCGCTATTCATTCCCAATGGGAGGAAGACGGATCGTTTTGCTAAAAACGGGGCTTCGACTTCGTGAAGATGGTCGTATGCTTCTGCAAACCAAAACCGATCGTAAAGCCTCCTAATAGCGGCGTATGCTTTTTGATAAATTAGGTGAGTCGACAAAACTGAACTATATGTGTTCCCATGAGAGAGTCCATATGTCCTCCAGAGAACTTGCCCTTTGAAATGCTTCTGGGCGGATTCAAACACCTCTGTAGAGTACATCATTATAAATGCTAGATCGAAATACTTATTAGCGATCTCCCAGGCTGATCGCGTTCCCCCTTTATACCAGTCCGTTGCATTGAGAACGGAGAGATCGTGGGCATCGATCGAAAGCCCTTTGTCTTCGCCCCAATCCACTGACGCACTGCGAAAATTTGGATCGTCGGGGTAGATCTTGGGAAGGAAAACCTCATCAATCCCACTCGACTTCATCATAGGGATTTCGAACTTGCGGGCCGCTGTATGGTTGAGGAGCCACATAGCTCTCGGGGTATCGTCAACGCGCGCCGTCGCCATGGAACATTGCCTCCACCTGCCAAGGCTCGCCACCTATCCGAACCCCGTGCTGGCGTCAAACAATTAGCGAGGATCGATGCTCGATGCGTCGAGGATTCGGCGTCACGCGCCGCCGACACCGTGGCAAGCCATGCCATTCAGTGTATGCGATGGGGCCTTGCCGACTGTATTGCGATCAGCCAGGTTTTATATCTTGATCTCGGCTCCATTTTCCGCGCTGCCCAGAAGCTTTGGTGCCACATTGCGGATGCTGAGGTCCGCCGACGGGCAGCAACTGAACCCAGCCACCCAGCGGAACAACACGCGATGGACAGAAGAATTTCTGCACACGCCTGTCGCTGAAGGTCAGCCCCATCTATTGCGTGACATGCCCATAGCTGATTTCAAGCGACGGCACATGAAGGCGCTATTGGCTGCCAAGGCCACTACCCCTCACGCTGCGCGGAATCAGATGGTTGCCATTCGCCGCATGATCAATGCGGCGCTAGACGAGGAATGGATCGGGGCCGACCCGGCCCATGCCATGAAGTGGCGGCCCGACTACATCGGCCGTCGATCCTGGACCGATGAAGAGATGGAACGCTTCGAGAAGCGTTGGCCGATCGGGTTGAATCCTCGCCTCCTCAACGCCATCGCTTTGTGGCTGTGAATCGCCGAAGCGACGTGACATGCCTAACGTGGGATCAGCGTCGAACCCTCAAATTCCGCCAGCATGGCGAAACGATCGACATCGACGCTTTCGTAATAAAGCAGAAGAAAATGGGCCGCGAACTGACGATCCCGATCGTCCCCATGCTTGCAGAAGTGCTGGATGGTTCGCCCAGGCGGGGCGATACGGTGATGTCTTACCGAGTACGGCAAGCCTTTCACCGACAAATCAATCACAGGCCGCATGCGAGGTTGGACGAAGTCAGCTGACCTGCCTGTGGGCTGCACGCCTCATGGGTTGCGGAAAACGCTGGGCAGGATTCTCGCCGAGAGTGATGCATCGACGCGCCAGATCATGGACGTGTTGAGCATGAAGACATTGAGCATGCCGAATTGTATTTGCGGGAAGCTGCCCAAATAAGGCTGGCAGTCGAGGGAATGAACAAGGTTGTCACCCTCGGAAAACGATCAGGCTAACCTTGATGGCGAACCGGCTCTAAGTCCCTTGTAAAGTAAGTTTTCTGGCGACCCCGGCAGGATTCGAACCTGCGACCATCGGCTTAGAAGGCCGTCCGGAAATTCAATGTAATCAATGGCCTGTCCAACTTCTGAGAGCCTCTTTTGACGGGGGAAACAGCCCAAAGTTGGAACGCTTTCTGCGACACCCCGCCCCCAGCGAATCTCTCCAGCCCGGCGATATCCATCCATGGAACGGATGGAGAACAAATATGCCGCGCTTCCCTGATGGATCGTCAACGGTCACAACGTTTCGCGACCTGATCGAAGGCGGCTACAGCTACCATTCGATATGCGGCGCATGTCATCGGACACTGGACTGCGACGTGTTCGACATGGCTGAGCATTTCGGACTGGATACGGTCTTCGTCCGCCGCAAATTCCCACTGAAATGCGCTGGATGCGGCAGTCGAAATATCAGCTCGATCATCACGCCTGACGTTCGCAACCCATCGCTATGGGGAACGAGGCCAGCTAACCAAGGCAAGGCATCAAGGACGCACATTCCGCGGCATCTCGACCTGTGGCATAGGCGCTAGACATCGCTCAATACGGTGCCGAAACCAGCCTGAGGTTTCGCTGGTCAATAGCCGAGAAACGCCGCACGACAGGAGGTCCTTCGATGACCTTGCCCTGCTTACGGCGCCAGGCAAATGCCTCGTTCGGCAGGATCTTGAACTTGCGCTCCCGCAGGTTCTGTTCCAACGGGAAGAACCTCTGCCATGGATTGCACTGATAGCGGATCGTACCGCGGTAAATCGCATCACCAGGGGCGGCTGCCATGGGGATAGGGACACGGATGGTGAATTTGGACGGCCCCTCTTCCACAACCCGTTCCTGAGGCGAGATAGGCCACTCAACCTGCATCTCGTCGATCACGTATCGAAAGGCGGTGATCTGGCAGTCCGCAGTCCATGTCAGGCTATAGCCGATCTCCAGGAAACCACCTTGCTCAACCTGCGCGCTCAGGACCTCCGAGACCTGATCGGCAGCCGGACGCCGATCTACGATTGCCCAATAGAGCCAAGGCATGGACCCGATCACAACGAGGGTTGAGACGATATTCGGGAGCGTCATCCGGGGGATGAGATTGTTCAGGAAGGTCATGCTGCCATGCTCCTTATGATCTCGCGCAGAACGTAGAAGGCGCCGGCCATAGCGGTTAGCCACAAGGCGACTTTCTTCGCCGTTTCACCCACCACCTGCCAAGCCTGCTTCCCACGCACCATCTTCGACAACTCCGGTTCGATATCGATCAAGCGATCAAGTACCTTTGATTGTTCGTCAGTGGGGGCCCACACAAACGGCGCCCGGATAGGCCGGCGCAGCGTGTGCGTCTCATTGGGTTCATCCGTCACGCCTCACGCCTTTCATGATATGCGGTGGGGTCACAGAGGCAGGGGTTTGCGAGCGCGAAGGCGACCCCATGCCGTAAGGATCGGGCCCGACACGAGACCACCGATTGTGACCCAGAGCATGATTGTCTCAAGGAGACGGCTTTGCAGCTCCTCTGAGAGCGGATAGCCGATCAGGGCACCCGTCGCTCCAATGGCCGATAGAAGCGCGCCCCAGAGCACCCGTGACTGCCATATGGGCTCATTGTTCGTGATGTTGACCAGCGTCGGCTCCAGCTCCTTCAGGACACGGGCGCGGACTGCCGGGAGGTCAACGTGATCCATGCCGATGTGCGGAGACGCCGCAGCGCTCTCCAAAGCCTTATCGACGGCCGCAGCCGGACGGTTGTCTTCCATCTCAGTTCTCCAGGGTTTCAAGTTCAGCGAGAAGGGATCGCAGCTCGGCCATGACGGCCGCGCGGGTGCGGGTGGGCTTGGGGGCCGGTGTGACCTTTGGGGGTGTGCCGAAGCCCGCCTTCTTCAGCGCGCCTTCGAATAGCGTAGCGTAGCCGGCAATAAGCGCGGCCCTGTCCGTGCCATTCACTGTCCGGCGCATGTCGGAGTAGGTCTGATAGTCACCGAGCTTCTTGCCCGTGAAGGTGCCAAGCATGACGCCCTGGACCAGAATACGCGCCGCCAAATCACGCTCGGTGACGAGGCTGGGGTTGCCGACCAGATCCAACCCGGTACGCTTGGCCCAATCAGCATAGTTTCGTCGTCCGGTGAGCTGGACAAAGCCCCTGCCCTTGAACCGCACTCCATCTCCGGGCTGGGTATTGCCGAGATCCTTGCGACCCTCATACGCCTTGCCGCTGGCGTATTCTTCCATGGTCTTGAACCGGTCGCTCTCATGAAATGCGGTCGCCAGAATGTAGGCCAGCTTGCGAACGTCACCGTCGCCGTACTGGTCAAATGCTTTGATGATGGCCGTCATGCCATCCACGGCGCTTTGTGAAAGTGATCCGCCGAACGGTTGCGCGCGAGCCGAGGCGAAGAAAACTGAATGATCCATGCTGGTCTCCGAGCATAAAAAAAGCCCGCTCAAGGCGGGCTGGAAGAGGTCAGGTGTTCGGGGCGCGGGTCGGCGAGTGGCCGGGTTGCCTACGACTGATAGCCGGAGACCGCAGCCAGCTCGGCGGCTGTGAACAGGTCGGACGTGAACGCGATGATGTCGTACCCCGCCGCGCCCGCTGACTGTGCCTGGTACGAGCCTACGTCCCTACCAAAGACCAACTGAGCATGATCACCGAGGCCGGAGCCGTAACGAGCTTCATGGCTGGACGCAGCCGAACCATTCACCGACATGCGACAGATGCCCGGGCGGTCCGCGGGATACCCTCCTGCGACGTCTCGCTCGCGGAAGGTCACGGCCACACGGAATGGATCGGCTGCAGTGTTCCCCGTCGGGATCGAGAGGTTGCCACCACCGGCGGTGCAGAAGATCGTCCCGTTCGCCTGCATCTCCAGACGGCCGTCATACTCCCAGCCCATGAGGTAGCGGCTGCCCGATCCGCCCGTGTCGTTATATGGTGGGGCGAATAGTTGGCCCTGGAGCAGGATTGTCCCGTTCAGCGCGATCTCGGGCGTAATCAGGCTGCCCGGATTGATGGTCTCCGCTGCCTGATCGACCCGTGCTGTTGTGGTGCGGATCGGTATAGTCGGATAGTCCGGTTCCTTGAACGTCGATCCGCGGGCATCGAGGTTGACATCACGGACGTCACCGGTGGGGGTGACCGTGATCGAGCCACTGCCTGTCGGCTGGAAGCGCGTCCACACACTGACGTTCGCGCCGGCCCCGGCCAGCGTCATGCTGCCACCTGGGATTGGCGTACCGGTCAGCGTCAGGCTGCCGGAACCGCGAAAACGCAGGTTGTGACGGAAGTTCTCGATCGTGACCGTCTGCGGGGAGCCGAACACGCCCGACGGGAACAGGATGTTGGCCCGTGGGTACGGATCGAACACTATCTGAGGCCGACCACGATCATTGGACACGCGGACTGTGTTCGCCGCGCTGTCGTAGAGATACGGGCCATTCGCTTCGGCCATATAGCCGCGCCCCGCCGACGCAACGATCGCAAGGACCTCCTCGCGGGTAGCAACCCTCTTGGGCCACTTCCCGGCCACCTTCGGCCCAGTCCAGATGGCAGCATCGTTGCCGCGAGCGATGGCCTGCCAGCGATCCCATTGAGGATCATCGAACCAATTGCCTGCCGGGGCTTCCGAAGCAACGGTCGGGTTGAACATGACAGCCGTGGACGAGACAGCTGGCGGTGCGATGGTGCGAACGCCTCGACCGACAACAGGAGTGCGTACGAGAGACGTCGACGCAATGGCCGCCGGCACGATCGCAACCGTGCCGCGATCGAGGGTGGGGCCCGGGATGATGCTGGCCGAAGCGATGGGGCTCGGTTCAACCGCGATGGCACCAGCTGCGACAGAGACGGCAGGAACAGATGAAACAGATGGAATCGTGCCCGGCTGAACAGTGACGTCGCCGACGGCGATGGTCGGTCCCATCACGATGGTCGAAGAAGCAATCTCGTCCGGGACGATATCCAGCACACCACGAAGAACCGAGGGTTCGGAGATTGTGGACGTGGAAGAGGTTGCCTCCGGCGAGATGCCGACTTCGCCACGCAGCACCGTGTGATCGAAGACTTCCGCAGCTGTCCCGATGGCATCTGGAACGATGTTCAGTCCATCCACGGCGACGACTACCGGAGGGTGGATAGACGAAGCTGCCGAGATCGATCCCGGCGTCAGCATCACAGGACCTGCAAAAACGGCCGGGATGGCAATGTCTGAGACGGATGCCACCACAACCGGGGCGACGGAGACCGCGCCTCGGTCAACCGCAGGAGCGTGCACCAGCGAGGCGCTGATGATGGCATCTGGCCCTATGCCCGCCACGGCGCCGGACACGACTGGCGACAGAACACCGCTCGCGCTGGAAATGGTCGCCGGCAACAGCGCGACGGGTCCGGCGTTTGCCACTGGCGCTGGTACCGTCGAGAAACTGACCACAACCGGAGGAGCGACGAGGCGATCGCCCTGCCCCACCGCTGGCCCGTGGACGACGGACGAAGATGGTATAGTGGGAGCTGATACCACCTGGCTCGGTATCGCATCCTGCACCGGCGGCAGATGGGCGGTCAGGCCGGCGAGGTTCAACGCAACGACCGACACCGCCACCATGAGGGGAGCGCGGGAGCCGATGAGCGAAACGGGACGCTGAACCGGAATGACGCCGTTGAACGGACGACTGACCTTAACCCTGTTCATTCGGGCTTTGTCACTGTCTGGGACACGGGAATCTTCAGCAGGAAATACAGGTACTGCTCATCCTGCTGATCCGTCCTGACGAGATCGAGCATCAGGAAGCTTGACGCCTGCGATGTTGCGGATGCAGGAATGCGAACCTCGACGGTCTGTGGGTTGATCACAACCAGGCCGCCGTTCTCTGTCGTCAGCTCCGTGATCAGGCTCGACGTAAATCGCTCGCGCACCTGGGCCCGCAAGCCAATCCCATCGGGAAACACGACATCATTGCCCGCTGCCTCGAACTGCACAGCGTACGGGAACCCTTGAGCGATTGGCGGCGCGAAGATCATGTCGGACATAAGATGCCCCTGCTTAGAGCGTGAAGATGCCTGAGGCGTTCCAGGTAATCGTGATGTTGCCGCCATTCGGCGTGACAGGAAGGCCTGTCGCCATGTCAATGTAGGCCACCAGCGGCGACGTACCTTCGGTACCGGTGTCGACATAGATGAGGATGGCCTCTGCCGCGTCACCCAATGGCACGCTGGGAAACGTGATGTCGGCCGCGTCGAACGTGCCGTTCAGCACAGTCTTGGTGCCCAGCAGTTGAGGCGCGCCGATGCGAGATCCAGCCGGCACCGACGACAGGTATTGGTGAGATGCCGCATAGGTGTAGGTGCCGGTGTCGATCAGTACCGCGCGCACTGTGCCAGTGACGAGGTTCAGTGCGCCGAGCAGGCCTTCCTTGGCCTTCGGATAGATTGCGTTTGCCATGTGGGCTCCATGAAAAAAGCCGCCTCAGAGGGCGGCGTGGTTCGTTTCTGCCAGAAAAGCTATCCAACGGCGTTGTAATGCTGTTTATAGCCTTGGATCTTTTGTGTTGGATTGAGGTGCGCGTGAGTGGTCTGAGTAAAAATACAGGTCGGGTAGAGTTCGCCAACACCTTAAGAGGCCTGGCCGCGCTTTCAGTAGTTTTCGCTCACTATTTCGGTGTTTTTTGGACGAGCCGAGAGGCGGTAGCCGAGCTGACATTAGCTCCAATATTACCCTATGATATCTTTGCTGTTCCTATTTATGTATCCTCTTTCCACTTCGAGCCAATTGTCAGCTGGGGAGCGTTCGGCGTCGCCCTATTCTTTATAATCAGTGGATTTGTAATCCCATTTTCTTTGCAAAAAACGACGCGTTTAGAATTTCTAGGAAACCGCGTGTTCCGAATAATACCCACTTATATTGTTGGTTTCACATTTACAATGCTCGCTATAATAATATCCAAAATATACTTCAATTCTGAATGGCCGTTCACCACGCAAGAGATTCTAATACACTATATTCCAGGCGTTCGAGACATTCTCGGGTCGCGCAATATTGATGGAATAATCTGGACACTTGAAATTGAGATGAAATTCTATCTCGTCTGCATGGTAGCCACGCCGCTGTTCGTGCGGCGATCAAAATTGGTATTCATATGCCCTGCTTTTGTTTTTGCTTTTGGTGTATTTGCATCAAACAATATGGAGCGTTTTAATAATTACCCATCCATACACCAAGCTATATCCAGCCTCAACTTTGCGTCGGCATTTATCGTCTATATGTTCGCCGGTACTGCTATATTTTATACACATGTCGGCCTGATAAAGGAGCGAATGGGAGCATTAACTGTTTTGCTCTTAATAGCCGCCTCATCGCTGCTTTGGTGGCTTAATCCCTCCGGGCTTCCACTAGTGATTGCGCCGAGCTTCGGACTTGCCGTTATCGTTTTCTATGCAGCTTGGTGCTTCCCGGAATTATTTAAACGGCGGACTTTCACAAGCTTTCTGGCCAACATCTCTTATCCGCTCTATGTCATTCACGGCGTTGCAGGTTATGTCCTGCTTAGGATAGCGTTGGATCAAGGATGGCCTGCCTGGTTCTCGCTAGTGGCTGTTACCGCTCTCGCGATGGCCATTTCATATGCCATTCACTTGTATGTGGAGGCACCTACACAGAGAATTGGGAAAAGACTTGGGCATAAATCCAAGCTTAGGCAAGCGACAGCATAACCGCTTCCCTCCCAGCAGTCCTATGTGGAAGGAGTAAGTATTGCGGCGGCGCGCTCTGCTCCGAAAAGCGCCGTCGCCACCTGAACCAGCAGGGGCCACAACTCGTGATCGGACTGGTAGCTGTTTGCCGCACGGAATATGTTGCGGATACGAACCGGCTGCGTGTCCATGGCCTCTACGACCTGTTCCGCTTCAGCATCTGACATGCGAGACCAAAGATCGACCGCGAATACGGTGGTGATGGTGACGGAATCTTCCGGCAACGTCGCCCGCAGCGCATCTACCTCGGCCTGCGTCATCTCGCGGCGCTCGCCGTCGACGATTTCAAACACTCCAGTAGGCATCATCGAACTCCGTAAATCTTGATCGAACCGAAGTTCTGGAAGGGCTGCGAATTAATGATGCCAAGACGCTTGCGAGCGCCACTCACAGGCCGAATTCCAAAACGCTGTGATACGCGGTAGTTGCTGCCTTCCGGACCCGCCTCCGTAATCATGGCGCGCCATTGACCACCTGCCGAACCATCAACTATCAGAGCCTCGATGACGTTTCCGCCTCCAGAGCTGGTGGTGCCAATACCAAGGCCGTTACCTGAGGCGGTCGTGCCTGATACAGTGGAACCAAGAGCGCTCATCAACTGAACTGTGTAGTCGGATGCGCCGGCGTCCAAAGATCCGCCAGGCGGGCCGCAGCGCAGCAGTAATGATCCTTGCGCCGAACTCACAAGCGTTTCAGCAAGTAGGCGGAAGACTGAAAACCCCGGCGGCAAATCCAGCACGATCTGCGTTACGCCATTCAGGTCGGCAGCGCCGTAGGATGCGACCAACGGTTCGAAGCTCAATTCAGGACGAATCTCGGCGAACGGAATAGCCCGACCGTCCCCATTGCCGGCTGCTGTCCGGCCCATGAGCGTGCCGGATGCAAGGTTCTGCAGCTTGGCGAACGTCACCGCATCGTCGAGAAGAGAGGTCGTGCCCCAGGTCTTGGCGTCGACCTGCTCGCGGCTGTAGACCTGGGCCATGATCAACTGCACCGTTGCAGTCAGATCGGCATCGTCGACTTTGTCGGAGGCCAAGACGCTCAGGGCATCAGCCACTGTGAGGTTGCCGAACGATATCTCGCTGGCCGCAAACGCCATGAGAGCGCGAATCTGCGAGATGGCGATGCGATAACTCGCGCCGTCTTGAGAGCCTGCGAGAACGGCAGCGAGTGACGGAGTATCCAATGCGGGGAGTTCGCTTATACGAGGCATCCACGGAGCCCTTTCACGCGGCCAGTGCGTGCAGATACAGCACAGCGACGGTCTGGATGGCAGCTACAACAAGATCGCGGTCCCAATCGCTGATGACGGTTGCCGTCACGGAATAGCGACTGGTCACCTTGTTTCTAATCTGGTTTGCCCCGCCCTGCAGGAGGGGATGCCCAGACTGAATGCAGTCACCGGTCACAACAGCGATACTCGGCCTGCGACCCCAATTGATTGCAAAGGAGTTGGTGTACCGAGCACCATCGCGACCGGTACCGTAGGTGTAGATTTCCGCCGGGCCCGTTGACGTGGCCTCCGTCTCAATCCTCGCCTTGTTCACCAGATTGGTGACGGTGGCGATGTTGGAAGCGTTCGTCACGACCCGAGCAACAAGCATGTCGTCGTAGGTCGTATCGAACCTGACACTGTCTTCGGACACCAAATCGGGGTTGTAGCCTGAGTTGGCGAGATCGCGCAGGGCAAACCCGCCCGTCGGTGTCCACCGCAGATGATAGGTCTTGCCCCCGGTGGTCGCGAATGTGCGCTGTGCCTCGGTGTAGGTCGATGTCGAATACGGTGCGATACCGCGATGCTGGAACGGCACCGTGGCTGGCACAAGAACTGTTCCTGCCGACGGCGACGTGACGTTGATACGTCCATCCGCCGACAGTATTTCGGGGAATATCGGGAGACGCGAGCTTGCCTGAGCCAAAAGCAGGTACTGGGCCGTGTCGCCGCCGCCGGTCTGCGAGGCGATGATTGCCTCGATTGCCTTGCGCAACTGCTCAAGGTCCGTGCGGTCTGGTGCAAGGCCGGCAAAATCAATGACATGCACGATCTCGCGCATCGCATGTTCGATCGCTGCCGCTGGCACGACCGATCCCTTGATGCCTGCACTACGATCGCCATCGATGTATGGCGAGCCAGGAAGCTGGCCCGCTGGAGCAATGTATTCCATGATGTCTCCTGATATGGCAGCGATCAGACGATGATCGTGTCGTCGTCGTCGGTGAGGATGTTCTGGCCGCCCTCGGTCGTCAGCAGCGATGTCGGCCAGCCGACATAGTTGAAATATGGATACGTCCATGCCGGCGCCGCGCGACGCACGACGCATTCCAACGCACCGGCATCGTAATCGAGCAATGGAGTCACACCGGTCTCGCCGACGCCGACCTCAAACTGTTCGATCGGCATATCCCGGACATGCACGACCCATTGCTGTTCCAAAGCCACGTCGGAGACTTCGTCGTATGAACCACAGGAGGATTCTCCCGCCCTGAAAGCATCTGGCTCTTCGACGGCGACGAAGTAACCCAGGAACGCCGCCAGCCTGACGAAATCCTCCGGCGAGATGTAGCCGTCGGACGCTACTTTCGCGCGGAGGAACCGCCATCTCTCGCCGTCCGACTGCACGTTTACGGCACAGGGCTCGGGCAGTCCGTAGTCCGCCTCCCATTCCGATAGGCTGGACTGCAGCGTGGCGGAACGCGCTTCCAGCGTCAGCTTCCATGAGCGCGCGTAAGCATCGGCAAAGGGACCAAGAAGCGCCCGGGTGAAACCGGACAGCACGGACGACGCGGACATCGCCATTCCATCAGGCGAACCCCACGCAGCACCACGTGGCCAAAGCGCAGCGCCCGAAGGCAACAGATCCTCGACTGTCGGCGACGAAAGCGCGTCTCCAGTGTCGAGATCGAGTTCGCGGATGACATCGCCAGCCGGAACGTAAATGACCGGGCTGCCGTCCAGAACGTAGTATTCGCCGTGCCCGTCAATCACATAGAAGGTGGACATGTCACCTCCAGGTGATGGAGCCGAGAACGGGCAATTGGCCATTACCGAAGGTGAGCGCGGCGCTTGGCTTCACAAGGGTATGGTTTGCTTCCCCGTCAGCTGCCGATATTGCCTCGGACAACCATGCTTCGGTCAGAACAAATGGTTCATCCGGCAGGCCCGGCCTGATCTTGGATCCGGGTGCGGTCGGATCGAAGAAGCGGCCGAGAGCCTCAGCCACCGAGGCGCGCGTATTGATCGTGTCGGGTTGCAGTTCGATTTCCAGATCGACCGCAACCGCAACTGGCGCGATCGCGAAGAACCGGCCGCGGATAAGACGACGCGCAACCAGAGCAGCCTGCACCGCTTCGAGGTCAGCCTCGGTGGGTATCCCACTCGGCCGATCCGCGAACAGTACCCACACGCCCACGGTACCAAGCCCGTTTTCGAACTGTCGGGCCCAGCCGGCGATGACGCCCGGTACCGCGAGAGCGATGTGCTCGTAGTCAGTCAGCGCACCTCCCTGAGGTGGGCTAGCCTTTCGAAACAACGCCCGTCGGCGAAGGCTTTCGATATCCTCGATATCCGCGCCGCCGCCAATGCCCGCTTCACCAACTGTGACGACGCTGGCGATGGTCGGGAAAAGCGCTGCATCGACCAGGCTGAGAGTGCTGCCCGCGTCGCGATTTGACGCACGCCCCGAAGCCTCAGAGCTGACCGGCGCAATAAACCGACCGATGGCATCGGACGTAAACGGTGCCGTTGTGACGAATGTGACGCCGGCGGAAAGAAAGCGCACGCCAGCAGGATAGGTAGTGCTCGGTGCGCCTTCACCTTCGACGAAACCTGAGGACGGCGACGCGGCTTTCTGGAATATTTGATACTCGGCGGCGTGCATTCGCACGATGCCAAGATCGGTCGCGGTCGTCAGGAACAGTTGGTTGAAGATCCACGCCAGTCGCAGCTCGTACTCGCGTGCGAGCATGGCGACGACCTTGGCGCACACAGCAATGAAGTTCTGCCGCAAGCTGGCGTCAGTCCCGGGCAAATATTGGCGGAACATGCCCCGCACACTGGCGCCCAGATCATTGAGTGAGCGGGTTTCAAAGGCCATTCATTTGATCCCATAGAACCGCATAGCGCTGGCTGAAGATGGTCGCGCCGTGACGTCCGTAGAGCGAGACGTCAATATCGAGACGCGACCGCGCTGGGAGTGCCGTCGCCGAGACATCGATGCTTGCGACCGCACCTTGCTCTATCAATGTGTGTAGCGCCTCACGCGCATAGTCTGCGGCAAGGATTTCGATCTCATCGCTGACTGCACGGCGGCGCAGCAGCCACAGCTTCGATCCAAGTGGAACGTCGCCAGGCTGCATGTCGAATGCGTCACCCGGCCAGCCACGATTTGTCTCGCCTTCCGGCAGTTCGCTTGGGTCAACCCGCCGATCCGTCTGAAGACAAATCAGCACTGCCGTCGCAAGAGCCTGGGCGCTTTGAAGATCGCCGGCATCCCGATCAATGATTAGGTCGGCGGAAACGCCGGTCCAGACGAGATCCGGCGTCAGGATCGGTTCGGCATCCTGATTGATGGGGACGATCCGCATTTACTTCACCAGAACCATGGTTGCAGGGTTTTCGGCATCGACGAAACCGCCCGTGTCGATCGTTCCAATCGCTGACGCGGGTCGGCTGGCGTCTTCTCCGCCGAGCTTCACCATGCCCGTCAGCACGATTTCCGGCGCTTCAATTACGATCTTCGTGGCATGCACAATTCGCATCTCGCTCATGACGATCGAGACGATGTTGCCGAGATGGTCGTAGATCGCGGTGCCGCCCTGATCTAGCGACGGAACAAGGCCCGGGTTGGCTCCACCCATCGCGTAGACGCTGTCGCGGCTGTTGCGCGACTGAAGGATCGTGGCGATGCCACCCGCGACGGGATGCGACGTGAAGCCGTGCGGTTCAAGGCGATGCACCCGCGGGAAGCGCTCACCTGCCAAACCTTTCCCAGACAGGAATTGCTGGCCGCCATTATGCTTGACACCGCCATCCAGCAGCATACGGGTGACGTTTGCATCGGATGCCATTACTGATCCTCGCGAAACGTCGGCGTTGGAACTGCGGGCGCGCCCCACCCTTTGGCGCTCTTGCCGCGGGGGTTTTCGCCGCCGAGTGCACGGGGATCCTTCAAGGTCAGCGTCGTGGTCGTGCCGCCGGCAGAATCCTGTTCCATGCTGACGCCGGCGATGATCATATCCTGATCGAGCCCGCCCCATTCGTCGACGACCTGTATCAGGAAGTTCGGCGAATAGAGCTTTCCACCCTCGTCGCGGCAGCCAGCGACAACGATGGTCGCCGCCTTCCCCTTTCCGGCCGCCCTCTTGGCTTCCCACGCGGCCCGCTTTTTCATGCGGCCCGAGGTGGCCTCGCCCTCGTGGTAGATGATGAGCGTCCGCTTGCGATCAGCGGTGCCACGCGCCTCGGCCTCTGGTGACAGTGCAGAACCGGTCGTGCCGAATGAAGCCTGGCCGCGGACCTTTACCTCCGAGAAGTTGTAGCGTCCCGACAGCGAGCCATTTGCCCGCAAGATATTGACGCCCTTGATCAGCGCGCCAGCGTGCCGGCCCTCGGGCTTGTCGGTGACCTTCAGTTTGCCCTTCGGTGTGTCATAGATCAGTGCCCCGTTCGCACGAGTTTCGCCCTCGATCGTCTGGAACAAAGTATGCCCCGGTACGATCTGGTGCACTGCCTTCATTTCGGTCTCGATATCGCACTCGACACCGATCCCGGCCGTGTCGAACTCTTTGGCGATGGCTTTCAGATCGCAGCTTTCTATAAATCCGGTCGGATGGTCTATCGAAGCCTCGGTCGCATCGACCGTTCGAGAGACGACGGAAATGCTGTAGGTGCGATTTCCCCCGTCATGCGACCAGTTGACGTCACGGACATAGCCGGTGAGCCACAACTCACCGGACACCTCGACGGTGCATTCGTCATCCTCGCCGCATGGGAGTCCCGCGCGGTTCCAGGCTACGTCGAAGCTGGCCTCGCGCACCGCCTTCTCTGCCCCGGATGTTAGGGTCGCGCTGGTGTGCGCCAGAATGCGCCCGGCGACGGTCAACGTAATCGTCTCAAGCATGGGTCAGGGCGCCACGGCTTCGAAGGTTACAGGCATCAGAAGTGGAGTGCTGGTGCGGGAGCGTTCTACCAGTTCAGCGCCGCGCTCCGGCTGCTCATAGAGATCGTACGCCAGGAGAGACGACGGCAGCGAAAGGCCGGTTTCTACTCTTACCAGCGGAGCCCGGTTCGCCGCGATCGTGGAGACCTGAACGATGGCCTCGCCGACCAGACGGACAAGCCACTGATGAACCGATGATCCAAACTGCGCGCCCGCGTCGTCGATCACCGCGTCGGCGAAATCGGCCAACGCGGACCGTGCGGCCTGAGCTTCAGGACGCGTCGGATACGCGGCCCTGACGGCGGCGAACGACGCTATGACCAATGACCCAACGCGATCCAGAGTGCCGGCCCGCTCGAAGCCCGATAGAGCTTTCATGAGCCCTTGCGTATCGACGGCGGACTCTCCGACAAGGCGGCACAGTTGCAGATACGCTTCCGCTGCCGATGCACCACGCCCCTGGCTGGTACGAAGGCGAACGGCGGCCAAAGCTCGATCGTCTGGATCGACCACGAAGCGCTCGATGAGGTCTGATAGCCAGTCCATCAAAATGCTCCTGCCAATGCGGACGCGACTGCCGGTAGGCCACCTGTGAATGCACCCCTCATTGCCGGCAAGCCGGACGAAGCAGACATCCCATCACTTCCGGCTTCGACGAATACGAGATCGTAACCGACGTGTCCGTTATGCTCTTTGGTCCGGCTGCGGCGGCAGTTGAGACAGCGCGCCAGCAGCGGGGCGTCCATCGGGAGAATAAGGATCGAGGGACCTGCGATCGAGCAAGCCGCCTCAAGAGAAAGTCCTTCTATGTCGGAGCGATCGCTTGCGACATAGGCAGTAATCCGGAACTCAGTCGTGGCCCGGCCCATGTCTTCCGTGATCGGAGCCTCGCCGCCGGACACCTCATGCACTGCAACGCGACGACCGACGTCTGGCCCGTCCTGATCAACCCAGAAACGGACGCCACGAAACGACGCTCGCCTGAATGCTCGATCCCATCGACGCATAGATCACCCTCCGGGTGTGCCGGCATTCGGCATGGATTGTCCGAGATTGGCGTTGACCGGTGGCCTACCAGCTGCCGCCGCACCATTCGGCAAGGGAATGCGAACCGCAGAGATTGCAGCGGCCGCGTTCCTGCCGGCGTTCTCGATCGATTGAGCGGCCTGCTCTATAGCGGCTGCACCGGCCTGGGCACCGGCCTGGATCGCCCCGCCAGCGTCACCGCCGGCTGTTACTACTATCGCGCCGCTGGCCTCCATTGCCTGTCGAAGCGCATCGGACGATTGGTCCAGACCGTCAATCGCAGGCTGGATGTCGTCGCCGAACGCTGCTCCCACACGAGACGAGGCGCCGATGCTCTCGCGCTGCGCAGCCTGGCGGTCGTAGTAGTCGATCACATCCTGGCTCGGCTGTATTGCCGATATGCGATCGTCAATACTGGACAGGGATCGCTCTATCATCGCGATTTGAGATTCGATGGCTCCTCGCGCCTCGGGCGCGCTGGCGGCAAGCTCTGAACGCAGCGCCTGGAGCTGTCCCTGCAAGTCGGACGCCTGCCCCTGCTGCGACCCTAACCTTGACTGCCAAGAGCCTGCTGCACGTACGTCTGCATTGCGGCCATTGGCCCAGTCAGCGGCGCCGGAAAGCCAGTCCAATGCGGTCCCCGCAGCCGAACCACCATCCACCTCGATCAGACCGCCGAGATAGCTGCGCTTCTGCGGAAACCTGTTGGACTTGCCCTCACCGCTTTCGAAGTCGAGGCCCTTCAGGCCGAACGGATCAGACAAGAATTCTCCGGCTTCCTTGATTGTCTTCACGCTGGCGGCGACGTCGTTGGTCACGGTGGCCAAATCCGTAAAGAATTGAACAATGGCGGATTCCTGCCCGCCGATGCTCATCATCTCGCTCATTGATGAAGCCATGGATGCAAGAGATTCACGCGCCGAACGCAGGGCTTCCTGATCGATGTTCTCGCCAAACGTCTTGAAGCCGTCGCCGATCTCATCGACAAGTCTGCGGGCGCCTTCAAGACCCTCCTTCAGGATCGGCAGACCGAGCGTTCCAGCGTCTATCGCTACGGTGGCCAGCTCATTCTTGAAAACCTGCCATCGCGAAGACAACGCATCGAGCTTCAGTCGGTATCCCTCATCCAGGGATCCAAGCCACTTCCCCTCATCAGCGACGAAGGCGAGGTTATCACCCAATTCGGCACTCGCCGCGGCAAGGCGTTGGAACATCGGTCCAAACTCACCGCCGATGATCTGGTTGATTGCGTCTAGCTGATCAAGGCCGGAGAGTTTCGAAATTTCGCCGATGAACTCTTGCAGGCCGGCCATGCCGTCTTTCGAAAAGCGTTTTCGAAACTCCTGATATCCGCCCTTCTTGTCGGCAAACAGTGCTTCCAAAGCACCGGTTGCTTTTTTGGACTGTGGAGACAGTATCTGCCGCGTGATGGAGTTCATTCCACGGGATGCAGTTTCTGCCTCAACCTGCAGGTTGAGCAGCGTTGAACCCAAGGCGGCGATATCGTCCGTCGCAAAGCCAACATTTTTCAGGACGGGTCCCGAACGGCTCAGGAACTGGAGAATGTCCTTTTCGTCCGAAATACCCGCGTCGGCCAAGCCGTTGACGAGATCAAGCGTTCGCGCGATCTCCGGGTTTGTCATCTGCAAGTTTGCTTTCCAGCCAGCGATAGCGTTCGCCGCGTCCTCTGCGGACATCTCGAAGGCATCGCTGGCCTTGGCGGCCTGAATGGTGAACTCGCGCAGCTCATCGACAGGAAGACCAGCGGCAGCTCCCCGAGCATATGCCGCCATGATTTCTTCGATCGGAACAGCGAGGTCGCCTGAGGTCGCAAGCTCCTTGGCTTCCTCGGCCAAGTTCTTCATCTGGGCCGCAGTGAAGCCGCCCTTTTTCTGGATTTCGACGAGGCCGTCTTCGAAGGACGTCAAGGCATCGACGCCAGCACGGACCCCGCCAGCAGCCGCGAATGCTCCGACGAGCATGCCGCCGGTACGGAGCATTCCAGCGTTCGCCCTCGCAGTTGCCTGCTCCCAAGCCGCCATATGCTTGTTCTGTCGGTTGACTGCATCCGACTGGCGCTCGACGCCCTTAAGTCGGCGCTCAATCGCCTGAAAGGCTTTGGCGGTGCGGTCTTCAGCTGAAAGCTTTAGCCGAGCCTCGACTTCACGCGCCATTTGCGCCTCATTTTTTTAGATGAACCATCGTCGTGCAGGCACCTTCTGCGCAGCCTCAGGCGAAGCTGCTCGGATTAAAGCAACGATGATACGAAGATTGAAAACCACCCGGCCTAAACCGATCAGCACCATACCGGTGACGATGGAAACGATCGGCATACCGCCGCCAAGCCCGGGCATACTGACACCAAGGGGTGAGCTTATGATGAGCAACACACCGAAGATTTGCAGGGCGTAGTCGGGCCTTACGATCAGGCTTACTACGATCGCGCCAGCGACAATGAGAATTGCATTTGGGTCCACAGGCCTAGGTCTCCATCGACTATATATGGTGATGGCAGACTATGCGGTGGGCCTCTGCAGTAAACCCATCCACCTACCGCTTCTTTGGCCTTTTAGCCTCTGTTCGATGCCAATCCACAGCATCCGCAAACCATTCCCGGATTTCGATGAACGTCAGACCGTCGACGTATCCAGGCTGCCATCCGAGTCTGAAGACGAGTTCGCGAGCTTGTTTCGCGACCGAATGGCCTGCGTAAAAAAACTCATTATCGCTTCTTCGACAGCCATGCTGTCTTCCAGGTTCAGCACTGCGAGCGCCCCGGACGCCGGCTTCTGGATCAAACGATCCGCATAGGCAAAGATTGCCTCACGGTCCCGAAGGATGATACCGCGCTGGACATCGAAGGCCGGACCAAGCTGCCGGTAATCCAGAAAGGTCGGGTCGCGAAATTCCACGGCCGAGAACGTCTCACTCCCGGCCGTGTATATTTGCGAAAGGGGGACCGACTTCATGCGCTCAGCCGTTGATACGCGCTGCCGTTGATCACGAGGCCAGTCCACTCGCCGGTTGCCCGATCAATCGAGGCGTCACCGGAGAAGAACGCGTCCGTGAAGACGTGGCTGACACCGGCGAACTCTTCCACCAGGTAGATGTCCTGCCGAGGAGCCCGCATCAGCGCGTTGACGTCGGTGCCGTCGTCTTCGAGGGTCACCTCTGCCGTGCGCGGCTTCAGCGTCGCGGTTCGCGATACCGAGCCGTCCTGATTGGTGACAGCCTCCGTCGTCACGCTCGACGAGCCTAGGGTAAAGGCTCCGCGCATCGTCAGGTTGGTGCCGTCGGCCAGGCGGAGACGCATCTCTCCGCCGAAATCCCGTCCTGCCATCGTGGTATCTCCTTACGCCGCCAGAGCGGGATACTGGCTGTAGATCGTCGCGTTGGCCGCGATGATGTCCAGCGGGTTGACCATGTCGAGCGGCGCGAAGATGTCCACACGGTTCGGATTGTCGCCGTTCCGCCGGACATCGAGCCGCGCTGCGAACTCCTCGGCGTTTTCGACCACACCGGGCATGGAGCGATAGGCTGCCGCCATCGTCGCGCGAATGTCTGCGACGGTCGTGACTGCCAGCAGATTCCCGGGATTGTCGTCCGCAATTGCCTTCTGACCGTGCTCGGCCTGAAGCCGGGCCCGGAAGAGACGCAGGGTGTAGACGAGCTGTCCGATCTTCTGCAGATCGCGGAACGTCGTGTCGACATTGCCGGCGCCATCAGTGCGCTGGAGGGTAACGAGCTTGTCGATCGTAACAGCGCCGTCGCTGCGAACGCCGAACGTCGACAGGCCGGATCCGATGAAAGCGTCGCGCGTGGCGTAGTCGTTCATCCAGCGCGTGCGATCGCGAGGGGCAAGAACACCCTCCACCACGAGGCCAGTCTGATTGCGCGAAACGTTGCCGGTCTCACCATCGGAAAGCCACGGCACAGCCCTCGCCGCAACCGAAGCCGCCCAGACCCACGGGTTTGTCCCGTCGCCGCCACCGGCAATGCGAGGCAGAACCGTCACATGCCGGGTGTCATACGCGAGTCCGAACGTGGTCAGGTTGGCAGTTGTGTCCGTCTTCGGGACAAAGACATGGCCATAGGACTGACGATTCCACGCCCAGCGTCCGGAAACATCAGAAAGCAGCGTCTGGTACCGGCCCATGTTCGCGTCATCGGCAAAGGGTGACACGATCCAGTCGAACGGGTCATCGCCCAGCGCGGCCAGGCCGGCAGCGAGGTTCGGCGTGCCGGCCCCCGCAGTCCCGGTGGCGATCGTCAGCAAAGTCGTGAAGACATTTCCTGTCGAAACGGAGGGGACGTAGATGTCGACTCCGGAGTAGACTTCACCGGCATTGCGTGCGGTCAGCGTGACAACGTTCGTCGCCGCAGATGCTGTGAATGGAAGAGCAGATTTCGTGAGCGCGTCCTGGTAGGCGTTGATCGACGCAGCCAATGCCGTGGCTACGCTTGCTGCTGTGTCCCCGGCGCCGATCGTCAGCGAAATCTGCTCGCCATCGATGGCAATGGTGCCGACACCGCCGGCAGCCGGTACGGTACCGACAGTCAGCGTCCGCACCTCGGCCGTCCCGGTAGCAGGAACGGGCAGAAGCCAAATATCTTGGGCTGGGGCATTGCGACGACTCGCGATCATCATCTCGGCCAGCATCGATCCGCGACCGGTCAGCGCGATCGCCTCGTTGACGCTGTTGCAGCGAACCGGAACATTGTCCACAGCCGATGCGCCGGAATTCTTGTGACCCACCAGAAGCAAGCGAGAGACGCTTTCAAACTGGCCGCCCGAATTGATTTCGAACGCGATGATCGGGGCCCGCAGGTTGCCCGGAATGGTGTTGAAACCGGTCGCCATTACTTGGCCCCCTCGTTCTTGGCCGTGACGGCCCTAGGCGCCGGCTGTGCCGGCTCGTCGTCCACCACCACGAGATCGCCGTCAGCGATCAAACGGGCGTAGTACGGGCTCATCTCGTCGACGGCCGTTCCTTCTCCGCTCTCCGGCACGAACTGACCGGGGCGATCGGGCATGGGGACACTCTGCCCCCGCTTGGCGCGGTAGCGCGTCATGGTGTTGCTCCTCATGGTGCGGTGGGCGATCCCGGCATGGCCGGTGCATCATTGGCGGTTGCAATAAGGCCGATGGCCTCCAACGCATCGCGATTGGTAGCTTGGAAGGCAGCAGATAGTTCTTCGAGCTTAGCCTTCGCGTAGGATCCGGCGGGCAACTCTTCGGCAGCGGTGCGAAGCGGCTCAGGCAATCCGTCGAGATCAGTGAACTTGTCGTCCGCGATGTCGCACGAGAACGTCATCACGTTTCGCATGAAGCGAATGCCGAACTGGGGCAAAGCGAACGGCTCGATGCGAACCAGCTGCACTGATTTCATGATCCGACGAAGGCCGGCACTATGCGGAGCCCGCACAAGCACCGAGCGGACCTGAGCCGACAGCGCCTCCAATATCAGGCGCATGTTCGGATCGCCGTTGATCACGGCGTCCGTGACCTGGCTGCCGTTGTCGGAGATGGGGTTGCCCTGCTCATCGCGGGCGCTTTCCGCCAACTCGACGACCACAACGAGGTCAGTAGAGGCGTTCCCGATCGACGACGTTGCCGTAGCGCCGCGCCGCTCGATACGGGTATCCTCCGTATAGAGCGAGATCGCCGGGGTATACGGGGCGCCTTCAACAAGATCGCCGACACCGATCTGGACGCTGTCATAGACACGCCATTCGGCAAGGGTTGGGTATCCGATGCCGGACTGGATCGCGTTGTGGGGGCACAGGGCCTCTACGGCGGCCAGGCGGAGTGCGGCGGCTGCGAGCATCAGGTTGAAACCTTGTTGAGCCAGAGGGCAACCCGCGCCGACCCATCGCTCTCCGGCGCTGCGGCAACGACATAGAGCGCATCTGCAGAGCGAATACGGTCGCCCTGCCGCAGCATCCACGGCCAGGCTGACGAGAGCGCGGTGAGACAGATGCGAGTGACCTGACGCATGTTCCGGTCATTAGCATTCGGTCGGTTTGCCGTGGCAAAGGCAGAGAATTCCGGCGCGAGATCCAGAGAACCCATAAAAGTGAACGCTGGGCGCGACGGGTCATCAATGTCGGCTGCGTTGACCTGCCTTGCTGGCTTAGTCATGGCGACCGCGACGAAGGCCTGCGTATCAAAGTACGCCGCCGTCGCCGCGTCAGCCCGGGCGAGAGCGGCGTCCCAAGTCATGGGTCAGGACTTCCGATCGGCCTTGGCCGCGGCAACCTTCTCGGCGGGCAACACCGAACCATCCTCGCGGGCAGCTTTGGCGATCGCCTCGTCGACCTCGCCGGCCCACCCGGCGGGATACCGGGTACGCGCCTTGGTCTCTTTGTCCTTGTGCTCGAAAGCGCTGTTGAAGCGAACGAACTCGGTCATAGCGCCCTCCTCAGGACATCGTCAGGCGCTGGATCGCACCGGGACGGGTGCAGATCGGCAGCACGTTGGATTCGGTGTGGATGTCCCGGCCCTTGCCGTGCTTCAGGTCTTCCGTGGAAACGTGGACCTTGTCAGTGGGATTGGGGGCACGGTTCGCGGTCGGCAGAGTGTCCGGTGGCGCGATGTAGCGCTTGAACAGGTCCGTCCCGAGCGGAACCGCGATGGCCTCGCCGGCGGGGATGGCATCCTGCACTGCAAACGTGCCGTCGGCTTGGCGGAACTGGAATTCCTCGTCAATCCGCTCGATCGACAGGCCGGCGTAGTTGAACGTGTCCGAAATGTCGTCTCGTGCAGGGTTTGGCGTGCCCGGATAGTACTTCAGGGCCTCCTTCACCGACGCATGGCCCACATAGGCGTCGAACCATTCCGGGCTGGCCAGTACGCGAACACCGCTGGATGCGCTGCCGCGGAGCTGGCGCCGAAGCTTCGACTTGACGGAGCGGTTGACGGCCGCAACATCGGTGCCCGCAGTGCCGAGCGCGAAGTTCGTCACGTCCTGCGTGATGCCGAACTGCGTGAACAGGTTGACGAGCAGTCGGCCGCGCGCGTCCACGACCTGACCGCGAACAGCGCCCCAATCAAGATGGGCGTGCGTGGCGTCGTGCTTGGAGCGCATCGACAGCATCTTCCGCTGATAGACGCCTTCCAGCGTCTGGAAGATGTAGTCTTCGCCGAACGCCATCACGTTCTGGATGTCCGACGGGGTGATAGCGTCATCCAACGGGAAGTGCGGGATGCTGATCATGGTGTGGCCGAGGCCCTCGCCCATGTTCTTGTTCGACGGCCCGCCGCGTTCGATCGCGGGGATGATCGTGATCTCCTCGCCGTCGATGGCCAGCCGGACGTAGGTCGTCGCGATCGGCTCATCGGAGAAGAGACCGATCTGCGCGAGGCGGCCGGTCTCGTAGGGCGGGATGTTGATGACCTGGGTCAGTCGCGCGTCGGAGAACTCCGGGGCCGACAGATAATCGAGTACGGTAGCCATCGGGCTTACACTCCGTTGCGGGCGGTGATGAGTTTCGCCTCCAGCTGCGCCAGAGCGGCGCTGCGCTGGGTGCCGGTGATACCCGCCGGCCAGACGAGGGCCTGCAGGACGACTTCCGCCGTGCCGCGAGAAAGGGCGACGACCGGCAGATCGGCAGACGTCGCGTCAGCGCGCTGCAGGATGATGTCGGTGGCGTTCTGCGTGCCGTCGGTGGCGCCGAGCGTCAGGGGGCGCTTGCGGCCGGTTGCGGTGACGGTGCCGAGAACGGTACCGCAGACCACCACGCCGGAACCGGAGGCCAGAACGACCTCGTCACGCGAGGCGCGGTTCGGCTCTTCCGTCTTCACGACGTCGGCGTCGGTCTTGTAGGAGATGTTGGTCACAGGCATTGGTCAGACCCTCCTCAGGCCTTGACGCCGAAGCGGCGCTGCATGTTGGCGACGATGTCGACGCGGGGGGCATTCTTCGGTTTTCCGCCGCCGAGGCCGGCGGCCGTGGCGCGGCTCGCCTCGTAATCGGTGGGGTCCGTGTTCGGATCCGGGTTGTCCGAGGGAGCCGCCATCTTCGCGCCTTTCGCCAAGATGGCGACGGCCTGCTCGGCGGTCATCTCGGTCTCGTAGGCGAGATGCTCGGCCTGCTCCTGCCGGCCTGCCGCCTCGGGCGAGGTCATGATTGCCTTGATGCGAGCCTTGGTGTCGGCGGTTGCCTTGGCGATGTCGGCGGTCTTGTCTCCGCCGTTCTTTTCATCCGACATGGATGTCTCCTTGGGCTGTCGGTTGGGTGCGGCGGGGTCCGCCTTCTTGGTCTTCATCGACCAATTCTTGCGAGCGGCCAGCGCCGTGAGACGGCGCGGCGCATGCTCGAATGCGCGGTAGTCGAAGGCGGCCACCGGCGCGGCCTTCTTCTCGGTGGTATCGTCTGCGAAGCCTTCGGCGACAGCCTGTTCCGGCGTCAGCCAGCGCTCTTCACGCATGATTTCGCGGCATTCGTCGGGGGTCTTCCCTGACTTGTCGGCGTAGACGCGAGCGTAGGCGGTCGCCAGGGCTTCGAGGCCTTCGCGCGTCTTCTCGTGGTCCGCAGAAGTGCCGAACGTGAAGCCGCTCGGGTCGTGGATCATCATCACCGCACCCGCCGACATCGTCACCGTTTCGCCGGCCATGGCGATCAGCGAAGCGGCAGAGGCCGCGATGCCCTCGACGACAATGTTGGTGGTGCCGGCGCGCGCGACCAGGAGGGCATGGATTGCCGCTCCTTCCGAGGCGATCCCGCCCGGCGAATTGACGTGAACCGTCAGTTCGGAATCGGCGTCGACTTGTGCCAAGGCTGTCAGGACATCGGACGACGTGAACCCGTCGTCGAAGTAATAGTCGCCGACATAGCCGGAAAGCGTCAGCTTCCCGTCTTCCAGAATGGCTGCCATGTGATGGACCTCAATTAATATGGGCGCGTGTAGCGGCCGCGGATTGCGTATCGAGTGCGGCGGGATCGGCCTTTCGCGATGTCGCAGGCCTTGCTCAGCCGATCGAGCTCGGCATCGAGGTCACCCATGTTGGTCGAGCCGAACTTCGTGCGCCGCGTGGTGATAGGCGACCGGATCTCAATCTCTTCGACTTTGCCACCGCCCAACAGCGTCAGGCGATAGTTGTAGAGCGCCTGCCAAAGTTCGCAGGGGTCGTCAGCCAACACCTGGACACCGTTGATGACGACGTAGTTGGGCGTAAGGCTCATGAGGCTGCTGGCTCCCGGTTGCCTTCCGCAGCGGCGCCCTGCGGGCCACCGCCACCACTCATTCGCTCAAACGGGCTGGGCAGACCAAGTTCGGTTAGCCTCTTCAACTCGTTCGAGCGCGTGATCATCAGTTCATCAGCGTCGCGGCCCATCTCGGCGCATTCGTCTGCGAGAGACGACACGCCAGTCTCCATGCGAACCTTTGCCGCCAGCGCGCTCTTGTAGTCATCGGCGCTCGGTTTGGCCGGGCCCTGCCATTCCGCCCAGGTCACCTTCAAACGGTTCGCTGCAAAAGCGCGATAGCCGCCCTTGAACGGTATCCGCCCCATGGCGATCTGCTCGTCGAGCCAGGCCTCGTATACGCCTTGGCAGAACGGAGCGGCAATGCGCTCGCGGCGTCGAACTGCAATCGGCCAGATCGTCGAGACGCCCATGCGCACGGACGAATACGACGCTCCCGAGAAGTCCATCGACAGGCTCTCGAACATGATGCCCAAGCGACGCGCCATCTCGCGCTGGAGGTTCTGCGAGAATGGGAGATAATTCCCGCCTGGCGTCTGCGCCGTGTGAAATTTCAGCTCCTCACCTGGCCCCATGTGCCCGATACGCGCGGTGTCGGACAGGTTTATTCCACCTTCCTTCAGCGCACCAATACGCTGCCCCCAAACGTCGATGAGATCACCAGCTATGCTGCCGACATAGCTGTCCCAATCATCTTCCGTTCCGACCCACGTCGCAGGCATCTCCACATTGTCTGTCGCCAGCGTCTGAATAGCTTGGAATGCTTCGACGCTCGGTTCCGGGCTTTGGATCGTTGCAGCGAAGATCGTCTGCAGCAGAGCTGTCGCCAGAGTTGCGTCAGCGAGCTGGTCGCTCTGAGCGATGACTTTCAGGATCGGCGCCATCGGCGAGATGCCGCGCGGGCTGTCCGGATTGTCACCGCGATCCATGACGTGGATGACCTGCTGCAGTCCTTGGCCGTCCCGCGCCGCGATGTCTTCGTCCAAGTCCAGCCCATCGCTCTGCCGACGGAACCGGTAAGCGATCACCCGACCGTTGACATCGTGCAGGATGCCCTGGTCCAAACCTTCGAACAGCAACGTCCGTCTGGGCAGGCGATGCGGCGCGACGAGCGAGACTTTCGTTCCGGTCTCGACGCCGTACCGGGCCCGGGTCCGCTGATCGAGATACGACAGCACGCCAAAGCCCTCGCCGCCGGCCAGATAATGACGCATCACGCCATCGGCCATCTCAGCCACTGTCGCCTTACCGGCGAGGTCGCATTCGGAAGGTGTCCAGGCCCAGCGCTTCCAAGCCCGCTCTACGGTCTGAACCCAGTCGGCCCTTTCCTTGTCGCTGTATCCGAGACCGGTGAAGTCCGGCCTGGCGTTCAGCTTCAGCTCCGTGCCGATCGTATCCACGATGATCTGATCTGCGGCGCCCGCGATCCACCCGGAGTTGTGCATGAAGTCGACGGCCAAGGCATAAGCCCGGTCACCGGCCTCCCAAACATCAGCCCGGGCATCGCGTGACACCGCGCGCCGAAGCGCGAGCGTGCCGGACTTGTCATCCCGCAGGTACCGCATGGTCGGGCGCGGACCTGGAATGGCGGCCTGGAGCGCACGCCCCGCCGGCACCCTGACCCTCGGCTTCGTTTCGACCATTCTTCAACCTATCGGTAAGCGCCCCAACGCGGCCTCCGATACGGGGCTGCTGGCTTGGTAAGTTCTGCGATGACCTCCGGTGCCGGAGGGTCGACGGGAGCGGCATTCGGTACGGTGGCCTCCACCTGTAATGGTCGCCGAGCCAGCGTCCGCTTGCCGAAGCTCTCCCGCGCCGCCAATGCATAGACAGCGCAATCCAGCGCCTCGTTTCGAGCGCCTGACGGCAGGATCCATTCTCGGACTGGCTTGCCCTTCACCTTGCGAACGACCACCGTTTCAGCCACCAGCTGGGCGACGTATGAGGCGGTCATGGTCATCGGCAGGTGGACGTATCCAGCGACCGGACCTTCTTCGTAGCCGCCGCTTTCCAGCTTCTTCCGCTTGATCTGCAACCGGCCGTAGAGTGTATCTTTCGCGACGTCGACGCCCACGCCGTAGAACGACAGCTTGCCGATCTTCGATTTCGATGCGTTCGGGGTCCATATCGGACGGGCCCCAGACATACCCTTCACCGCGAACACCTTGCGGCCGCGGCGATCTCGACAGAACTTCAGAACCTGCTGCGTGTGATGACCGCCCATGTCGATGCAGGCGGCCTTCGTCTTCAGCCGCGCACCGCTCTCGCTTTCGCAATCGGCGGCCAGCCAATCGTCCAGTTCGTCCCACACATCCTGCTGTGCCGGATCGCCGAGGATGACCTTGTGCTCGATAAGCCAGGACTCATCCCCTTCGCCCCAGCCCCATCGGCTGGCTTCGAGACGATCGCCCTGGACGTCGACGCCAGCTGTCACCAGCCGCACCGCATCAGGAACGCTGCTCTCGTCGTAGACCTCGCCACGGGTGAGCAAGCCGCCGGCATCAACACGCTCAGCTTCACCCTCCCAGCTTTCGCCGAGCGCGGTATTGGTCCAAGTCTTCAGTAGCTCCGGCGCGTCTTTCGCCGCGAGGAAGTCCGAGACGGTCTCGCTCAGCTTCCGCCAGGGCGAGTACAACTCGTTCAGGTGAAACCCTGCAACTCCAGTGAAGTCGCCTTCCGCGACCCATTCACCTTGGCGCACTGCTGACCATCGCTGAACGTCATTCCAGAGCGTTCCGCAGTCAGTGCAAGCGTAATGCGCCGTGTCCGGCAGGTGCCGGTCGTCGGCCTTACTCCATTTCACCTGCGACCACTTCAGCGGCTGGCGGTGGCCGCAGTCCGGGCACGGCACATGAAAGCGCCGCTTGTCGCTACTCTCGTATGCCCGCTCGATCCGCGAAAGTCCCTTCAGGCCAGGCGTCGAGACCAATACAATCTTGCGGTTCCAGAAAGTCGTCGTGCGCTTGACGGCGAGGTTGACCGGGTCGCCTTCCGTGCCGGCGCTCTCGTCGTACCGATCAACCTCGTCCGCAAGCACGATCCTGATCGGTCGAGAGGCCAGACCCGACGGCGAGTTTGCACCGACGATCGTCAGATGACCGCCAGGGAACGCTTTGTGCAACGTCGTGTTGCCGCTGTCCCTCGCCTTCACCGGGGCAATCCGTGACGCCAGCGAAGGTGTATCTCGGATCATCGGGGCTACCCGATCCTTCGAGAATGCCTGGCTCATCTCCAATGTCGGCTGCACCACCAGGATGGGCGCTGGATCCTTGTCGACGTGAAAGCCAATCAGATTGAGCAACAGCTCAGTCTTCCCGACCTGCGAGCTCGTCATGATCACCACGGTATGGATCAGCGGCGAGGATGCCGCGTCCATCATTCCGCGCTGGTACTCGGCGCGGGACGTATCCCACCTGCCCGGCTCCGACGAAGCCTCCGGCGATAGCTGCCTCTCGCGATCCGCCCACTGCGATACCGTCAGGTTTGGCGGCGGGGCGAAGACAGCAAATGCAGCCTGCAGCGTGTCAGCGGTCTTTGCGCTCAGCCTCGCCTTCAGATACTCCGGCGACGATGGTGCCCGCGAGTTCCTCGAGGACTTCGTGGATGGCATCGTTCAGCTTCTCTTGCATCTGGCTGGCGGTGGTCAGCGTCAGCAGCACGGGTGCCAGTTTCGAAGGTATCGCCAGCAGCTTCGCTCGGACCCGAGCAAACGCGGCGGACATTCCAGCCAGTACTTCGGCGCGTGGCAGCAGCTCTTTCAGCTTCTCGGCAATCTCGATTTCATACCGCCGGGCGATCATGACGTCCTTCTGCGTTCCAGCGTCGGCCCGCTTCGTGTTCGTCTCCTGGGCCCGCCCGGAAGCAGCATTCTTCAGGTACGTCAGGTACTCGCGCCGGCAGTCGTCGACATTGTAAAGGCCACGTCCGCGGCGGGTGATGTTTCCCTCGTCGAGGTGCCGCTTGAACGTCCGCTCGTCGATGAACAGGTGGTCCGCAGCCTCTGCAATCGTGGCCATCGGTGATGACCTCCCCTTGTGGACGCCTGATCCTGCGAAAATTTCGGGCTCGGCCCGACCCGTTAGGGGACACCCATCAGGATAGGGTTCCTAACCGGGGGCGGGTCTTGGTCGGCAGCCATGCCTCGCCATGAGCTTCGACCAGCGCGGCTCTTACCGCACGTCCCGCAGCTTCGGCGGATGTGAAGGGTCCGAAGTCGATACGGCGACCATTAATGACTACGCGTCCGCGATACCCGACGACGTTGCCAAGTTTCCGCTTTGGCCGAACCCCTCTTGGCAAGTTCGGATAGGTCGTCTTAGGAACAACGCGATTGATGCTGTTCTGCGTTCGGGTGGCAAGCCGTAGGTTTTCAACACGATCGTTGACGTAGTTGCGGTCTATATGGTCGATCTCGAACTCTGGGTTCGTGCCATGCACAAATGCCCAGACCAGACGTGATCTGCGATATCGTCGGCCATCCATTCGCACGACCCAATACGCTTTCCTGTCACCGTCGCTCTTCAAACCACCGGCAACAGCGCCGGGCTTGATGCGCGCACACGCTGGCTTAGCCCAGTACAGAACGCCCTCAAGGGGGTCATAGGTGAACAGCTCGCGCACCCTTTCGGGGTCGATTGGCAAGGCGACCATTTGGCGAGAGCTTTCGGTATTCGGCTTTCAGGCCGGAAGAGCGTTAAGCCGCCCTGCTCATCAGGAAGGCCACCTGACGCATGACGACGGTGGCGAACTCGTTGTGCGCGATCTGCACCAGGATGTCCTCGTAGACCGCCGGTGTCCGATTCACGGCGTTGGCCGGGTTTGGACCGAACAGCATCTCGGTGGGCAGACGGCTCTTGCCCTGACGTTGAAGCACATACCCGGCAGCTCGCCTGGCAGATGCCTTCGGAATGAATGCACCCTCGTATCGGCCACGACCAGGAACGAAGACGCCATATCCTCGCTGAGATGCACCGAGCTCATGCAAGGGAATGTTGGTGGACCGAACGACGAGCGTTACGTCACCACCTGAAACGTAAGACCGCATGCGCGACATGATGTGCTTCTGCGGAATGCGAATGTGCCGCGAGGCGAAGCGGGCATAGTTCCTTTCCACCACGCTACGCATGCGAGCCGCAGCACGACCGAAGGCCACCCTCTGCATATCCAGCGGAAGGCGCGCCATAATGGCAGCGACACGGCCGAAGTCGACGGCGTCAATGCGAACCTGCGTCATGGCTTACGAACCATATGGACGACGACAGCCGGCAGCACCTTCACCACGCCCTTGATGCCGCCCTTCGCCTTGGCTGTGACTAACAACTCGCGTCGGGCTTGGCAGGGGCGGCAGGGCATGTGCATCTTCCAGTTCGCGCATTCGCATCGGGAGGGTTGATGCTCGCATTCTTTCAAACTGCTGGCGCAGCTCTTGGATTTTTGGCAACCGGGATACTGATATGGGATAGATTTCTACGTAACCGCCCGTATGCGCGACTCTACCCAGCCTCTCCACTCGGCATAGAGAGCGGACAACAGTCCATGTATGTTGAGGTGGTCAATCTCAGCCGCCTGCCGATCATCGTACAGCCCGTCTTGAGCAGCGACAGTATGAGGCCAGCCTCAGATCACAGTACCCGATCGCTAGTGGTCATGAGCCTGAATCGTTCGTTCAGCCGAGTGGTAGAGGGCGAAGGTAAAGCTTCGTTTCTTGTTTACATGCCAATGGGCTACCACAATATGCGACCAGACCACGTGATACCACTCCGCCTGAAATGGTGGCCAGCGCAAACTCGATGGCGCAATCATCCTGGCTATAAGATTTCGATCTACGTCACCAAAGACAGATTGGACGCGATGATCGAGCCCAACAGGCATATCCCCTAAGCGCAGCGAAGCTGGCCTGTCGCGATCTGACGAACCCGCCTCGCGCATTCTGCCTTACCGTTCGGCTCATACAGAACCCCTGTCGTCCGGCGAGCCTTTCGGCGGCCCATCCGTCGGTGAGGCGGCATCTCGATCAATGGCGGAATGGCGAAATCGCCTCCAAAGCTCGTTGCCATCGCCATTGCGGCAGCACCCAACAGTCCGGCAATGCGGCGCATCGACGTCTCCATCCTGAGTCTAAACTTGCTGAAAATCACCGATCCGTGGATACTGGCCCGGTCCGATCACACCCATTCGGTGAGAGTCCATGACCCCGACCCAGCTGAAAGACCGCCTGAACTACCTCGGCGTCACGCAGTCCGGCTTTGCCGAACTCGTCTATGTCCACCCCAACACGGTGTCGAAGTGGGTAACCGGGCAGGCCAAAGTGCCAGGGCCAGTAGTCGCCTACCTCGATCTTGCCGATGGAGTGATGGCTCTGACACGCCGCCTAGGTCGCTGACCATGACCGGTGATCGTTACACGAAGCGCAAAGAAGAGGACGGCACCTGGTCGGTCGTTGATATTTTCGCTGGCATTCCGGCCGCGATAAACGGCGTTCCGCTGATCAGGCTGCACCTTGAGGAGGTATCTGACCTCGTTAACCTACTGAATGCGATGGACCGTAAGCGACGGTCGAGTACGCAATAAGACTAGCGACAGTAGATAGCCTCTCCAAAGCCAACACGCCGCCACTGGAGCAGTTTCCGCTGGTTAACCAGCAATCTGTCGGCAAGATCATCAACACACCGAGTGCCGCACCCTATGGGGATAAGGGTTCCATTAGGACCCCGTTCACTTGCCAACCTTGGGCGTTACCCCTAGCAATTGTGCGTCGAACAACTTCGAAGTTCGCCCGGCCGAATCATCCGTCACCCCTAGAGGTACGAGAGCTTCGGCGGACGGTTCGTCGGAGGGCGGACAAGGCCAACTTGTCTCCTGAATAGGAGATTGGACAATGGCTCGTGTAGCTTGTTCGATTACCCGCCCTGTGTCGGTCATCGACTATTGGCGGTACAGGCACGGTCAGTGGGAGCACGTGTGCTCACACTGCCGTCGTTACCCACGCTGAACCCGTGTGTAGCGTATAGCCCGCAGTAAGAAGCAGGGGCCTCGCCTTCGGGCGGGGCTCCATCCGTCGAGAATGACGGTAGCGTCATTTTGTTACGCTCTTGTTCATGCGTACGCAACCGATTCCGAAAGCCCCGCTTTCGTCAAGCGTGCGCAGAATAGCTTGAAAGCTGGACCGCTCGCTTCCCACCCCGGCTTGCAAAGGCAGCCAGAGGTAAGACGCCTTTCGGCTCCCTCCGAGACTGCGATCGCTCACGGGCCTTAGCCTCGTCCGTCCGCTCTCAACTGTGTCACGACGGGCCAGACGCTACACTGGCTTGGTGTCTGCGCCCAGGGCGCTATCCCTGAGTTCTAACCCCGTTGTTAACCGGGCACTTTACGCAGCGCTTCTGCGACTTTCAGCGCCGCCGTCATGATCTGTTTGCCAGGCTGCAGGCCTCCGCCCACATTTAACTGTCTGGAGCTGCTAGCGGCACCTGGCATGAGATAGTCCGAGCATTGGTGTCTGGTCACTGGCTTCTCGGCTTCCGCTTCTATCCAGACGCCTGCTACCTCGATCTTTCCATACCGCCTGCTGGGCCACTTGAAGATGAAGGGTTTGCAACGCCGCTGCTAACCCAGAACAGCACCCCTCATCGGCGGTATGTAGGTTTGAGGCGGAGCGGCGGTTCAGGGTCCAGGTTCCTCACGTTGGAAGAACATACCTAGGATCTCGGGAAACACTCCCCCGCCGGCTATATCCCGATGTCGGTTCCCACAGCGCAAGGGCTGCTTCCCCGCCTCAACTATCGCGACCTAAGCCGCCCTGTCCTTCTCCATCCGGCGCCGGCGCTCGTTGCGCCTGTCGGCCCAAGATGTGTCTCGGATCGTACTGTCGAAGATTGGCTTCAGGGACGGGTCTGAGCGCCAGGAGTTGTCCGTCGCTCGTTTCTGCGCACCGTCCTCGAATGTATGCTCAAGATATGCGTTTTCGGGCGGTTCAGCCAACACCCCTTGAGCCTGCAAATCGTCCGGCAAGACGGTCCTGCCGGCAAGACTGCGCGAAATCAGCGAGATCGCCCGATCTTTTCGCCTCCGGCCGGTCTCCGGATGGATGCCTTCCTTATTGAAGCACCAGTCTTTGAACGAGCCCAGTCCGACCTTGGAAAAGGCCCATGCCCACAGGGCGCGACGTTGGCTTTCATTCTTCAGGGTGCCGACGAGCGTGATGGCGGCCTGCCATTCCGTGACCTCAGCCGTAGTGGCGCGCGCGTTGCGTCCTTCCCAGAATGAAGCTCGGTGCGCCGCGTGCTGTTCACGGTCTTCAGGCTTCAGCTGATCGCGTTCTCCTGGCCGCGACCCCCAGCCGTTCATGTCGGCCTGGCTGTGAACGTATGGCAGTGCATATGAGCCGTAGGCCTTTGGCTTTTCACCGCTGCGTGGCAGCTTTTGATCAGTCTGTGCGACCCTGATGAACATCTCGGCGACTTCGGCTTCGGTCATGGTGTTCTCCTGTCGTCGAAGAGATCGGGCTGAGCGGCGCCGGGCCCGAACGCTCTGACTATACGCTCGTACATCATACCGCCGATGGCATATCGCTGAGGGATAAAGCCCGAGAGATCGCGGCTTATCCTCTGCAAATCGCCGACCGGGGCCATGTCCCACAGCTCCAGCCATTCTGCTGTCCGGGTGTCGACGATGCCCTTACACGCCCGAATGAGATCGGAGGCTGCCCACAGGCCCGGCTCGTCCAAATATCGCTTGGTGTTGGCGGTCTCGGCGACCGTAGTCATCAGCATGCGGAAATGATCCTCACCGTAGCGCCGAAGGATGCGCTCGAGGGTGCGACCGGCGCGCGTCTGTCCCGGCTCAGGATCGCGGTGCTTGTCCACGATCTCGACGCCATACTCGGCACAGATGGAGACAACGCGCGGGTCGATCATGCCGCTACATCTCCGCGGACTTCTGCCTCTCGCTCGCGGATCATGCGGACGATCAGGCCGGCGAAGCCTTCAGGCTCTCCGGTCTCGGTCATCGTCAGAGAGCGCTGCAGAATGCTCGGGGTCGCGCCGTACTGAAGGTTGATCGACAGCAGCACGGCAACATCGCGCACCATCGTATCGAGCATGGTGCCAACCTTCCGGGTGGAAGCGAAGACCTCGGTGATGCGCAGATCATCGGTCCAACCGAATGAGACCTGAACCTCCATGCCTTGGAAGATGACGTCGCAGCTCTCGGACGGCCGACGGTTGGGAAGATGCTGCCGGCTCATGATCCGCGCCTCCGGGTTTCGACGACGACTGACTTCCTGCCTAAGCCTTGGAAGACACTCCGACGCTCGACAGCGCGCTTTATCTGACGCTCATCGTCCCACGCTTTGGTGTCGAGGAATGCCGGGACTGGCTCGGGCTCTACGGTGACTGCGCGGATGTCTGGCTCGCAGACTTTGCGGACCTGTGCCTGTGCTGCCGCGATCGCCTCGAAGCAGGTCGCGAACAGCACGACCTTTCCGTCCTTGCAGAGAAGTCGCGTCCGACGGTTGCCAGGGTAGGCGAACTGAGCTGCGTACCCATGCCGGTACTGCACGAACCAGCTGTAGCTCTTCCCGATCTCGTAGTTCATGTGCGGTTCTCCGCGTGAGCAAAATCACCATGGAGAATTTTCGCAGCTCCCTTGTACGCCGCATGAGCCTCTTCGGGCGTCGCGAATACGCCTATGTGGATCATTCGATGGTTCTTCTGAATCTGTGCGGAGTATCCAGACGAGGCCGTGTTCTTAGCTACCCCTCGTGGCAGCCCGGACGTCTTCGAGTAAGCGCCGCTGTTGCACATGTTGTCGAAATGCGATGCCTCGCGGAGATTGGCCCACCTGTTGTTGCTGCGGTTCCCGTCGCGATGATCGATCTCAGCGACAGGATCGGAACCAGTCATCATCTTCCAAATGACGCGATGGGCGGAATAAGTGCGCCCTTTGATGCCTATGCGGACGTAGCCATCGGGTGAGGCTTTGGCGACAAGATCGCCCGCCTTCTTGGGACCCACGGCGCGGCGCCAATAGAGCGCCCCAGTCTCGGGATCGTAGCGAAGCATGTCATGGAGAGTGGAGACAGCTGGCAGCGGGATGGAGAGGATGGGCATCAGAAAAGCTCCCTCTCGGTCTGCCGAAGTGAGACATACCGGGTAAGGCGCCCTTCCCATCCAACGATCTCGCGAAGATCCGAGCGGCCGTATCGAACCTTGAGCGCTCCGAGCTCCGCCTTGTCCTCGGGACTCTTTCCACCGATCAGGAAACGGGCCCTAATCTTATCTTCCTCACTGGCCGAGGATGCGACTTTCAGCTTTTCGTTCTGCCAATGCTCTGCACGGTAGATGTACAGGATTGCGTCGAAATCCTCGCGTGACTGCTCTCCGCCGAACAGGTCGGCTGCGATTGGCCGCGGCACATCCCTACGCAAGCCACCACCATTTCTCTGGCAGATGAACAGGACCGCTGCCCCGATCTCCTCTGCGAGAGCTTTTCCAGCCCCGTTGATGCTGCCGGCGATGCGACCTTCGTGATCGTTCGGCCGATCCGGCGTTACCTTTCGGTTATGGTCGAGGATGATCAACGGTGCCTTGTATGGCTCACCATTGGGCTGGACGCGCTTGGACCAGGACTTGGCGAAGCCTTGAGCAATGCCGCAGATACGGCCGATCTTTTCGGTCTTCATCCGCTTGATCTCGATGGGGAGCTTGTGGAGAGCCCTACGTTCTTCATCGAGAAGGGAGGCCTCATGATCGTTGATGCAGCCTCGGCGGCGGATTGCAGAATAGGTGACGCCGGTGCGCTGAGAGACCATCTGCATGGCCGCTTGCTCGCCATTCTGGTCGTACGACAGGAGCAGCACCGGATGAGATGCCTCTGCCGCGGCCCGAACTATCTGGAGCATCAAGGAGGTCTTTCCCTCGCCTGACGCTCCGACCAACCCATACAGGTTGCCTGGGCTCCATCCATCCTCCTGTAGGATGCTGCCGATCTCCGGCAGTGGGAACGGGATGCTGGCGGCGGCGTGCCGATCCGGGTCCGACAGCTTTGCCAAAGCGCCGTCGATGTAGGCCCCAATGAAAGACCGGCTATCCTGACGCGGTGCCAAGGTACGCAGCTCGGCGGCAAGATCGTCGAGATGGGCAACGCGCTCGCTGAACAGCTCACCGCTCTCTGGATGCAGAAACGCGTCAGCGCATTCATGCAATCCCATCGCAGCCTTTCGACGGCCGAACATCTCTAGGATCACCACCGCATGGTCACGGACGTTGCCGGGGTTACATTCGGAGACCAAGCGGGCGATGTACTCGCAAGCGGTTATGTCACCTATGTCGTTGTGGTTCCGGTACTCCGGCATCAACGTGACGGGATCGGCGCGCTTGCCTCGATCAACCAGACCCAGAATGTGCGTGAACAGCTTTTGGTGGAACTGCTCGGAGAAGTGTTCCGGCTCAAGAAACGGGAGACGACTTCCGATCAAGGCGTTGTCCATCATAACCGCGCCGAGCACCGACTGTTCAGCGTCGATGTTCGTTGCGTCCATGAGTTCTGGCCGAAGGTTCTGATCGGCCGGTGCGAAGTCGCGGAAGCTCAGGTCGTGCGCGTTCATTCTGCGGCCTCCTCCATGGTCTTGTAGGTTACGAAGGTGAAGGCGCGATCGTCGGGGCTGTAGGTCTTCGTGACCGTCAGGATGCCCTCGTTCTCGATGGCAGTGAGGATCCGACGCAGCTTCGTCGGGCAGCCGGCGATCGTCAGCAGCTTTTCCTTCTCGGCATTGGCTACTAAACCGGTGCGGTTGCGCTCGAACTCGGCCAGGATCTGACGTGCGACGGACGCTGCTGCGGGAGTGATCGATGGGAACTGATACTCCGGAGCGGGAGCAAGCTTGGTCAGCTTTGTCACCGTCCGCACTGGCTTTGCCGGCGGCGCGTCACGCAACTCGTCGACAAGCTCGTTGTCACCCGCGCTCAGCCATTCGATGAATTTCTGATGCCGATGGCGCCGGCGGCGCTTGTCTTGCAATGCAGCTTCGTCGGCGTCGATCTCGCGGTCCATCTCTTCGAGCTTGGTCGTGGCGCGCTGCTTCATATCGTCGAGGTTCATGCGGCCCTCCGGCTAAGCTCGTAGGCGATCTGTTTGAACTCTGGGGTGTTCTTGGCGGCGATCGCGATCCCCACCGCGTCAGCCATGTCGTCATTGGTCACGACGATCTTCTCGCGAGCGCATTGCTCGCGCACGGCTCGCTTCCAGTCCTTGCGCTCCCATCCAGGGTGACGGGCGAAGCCGAGGAACGCCTTACGCCAGGTTGCTGACGGGATGCAGACGCGACGAAGGTCCTTCCATCCGCACAAGGCAGCGATTGCGCCGACCAACTGGTTGGAGGAAATCATGGCGTTCACGCCGCCACCGCTGGTGACGATTGTCTCCTCATCGCCCATCATCTTGGTCGTCCGCTTACCTTGCGGAAGCGTGCGAAGCGGTGTTTCGATCGCGATAAGGTCGGGTCGGCCGACTTGCTTCAAAAGCAATCCGAACTGTCGACCAAGGGTGGCGGATCGGTCCTCGAACTCGTCACCCTCGGCCTTCAGGACGCCGGCCTGAATGGCGGAGATGCTGCGTTCGGTATTGTAGACCGCCCAACCTGTCTTCTGAGCGACGTCGAGGCCGATAATGATCATTCGGCAGCCTCATCAAACATGCTGGCTTCAACCGCCTGGCGGGATCTCGCGAGGTTTTTTACGGCCTGACGAAAATACGATGGCTTGAGCTCGAAACCGATGCCTCGTCGCCCCATCGTAACAGCGCCGAAAACCTCGCTTCCGATACCTAGAAACGGCGTTAGGACAACGTCACCCGGTGCCGACCAAAGGTCGATGCATCGCTCGATAACGTCTAGCTGCAGCGGAGAGATATGAAGCTCGTCTTTCTCGTCTCGCCCTTGCCGGTATTGCAATGTTCGCGTCTGGTTGATGTCCATCCAAACCGGTGAGGCGTAGCGCTGCCACACGAGCACCGATCGCCACATGTCGAACGGCCAAGGCTTCCGGCCCTCGGCTCGGGTCTGCGCCGCATGGCGTTCATAGGTTTCCCGACTGATATCCAACCCTTCGCCGCAGAAGCCGTCGAACATGCCGTCAATTGGTTCCTGGTTATCGCCTGGCTTGCGAAACGTGACGATGTAGTCGGCAAGCCCCTGCCCGCTGATCGCGCTGTCTTTGGTGACCTGCTTGTGCAAGAGCCTGATCGACTTCGTGCGCTGCTGCGCAACGACCGGATCCTTCCAAATGCAGACCTCAGAATGAAATATCCAGCCTGCGTTTTCGTATGCGCGAATGACCTCACCACGAAAATCGCGCATGCCAATGTGGCCATGCCGAACCTTCGACGTCGGGAGTTGCATGCAGTGAACGGAATGTAGACGCCCAGGCATGGTCACCCGTAGAAGCTCCGCGATCAGGAAGGCGTAATGCTCCCAGAACGACGGACCCTCATTGTTCGAAATATCCCGGTCGTAGTTCGAGAATTTGTACAGTCCCTCGAATGGAGGAGAGTGGATTCCGAAGTGGATGCTGTCGCCTGGGATGGCGCGAATGAGCTCGCATGCGTCTCCCTGGTAGATCGCATACTCTGGTGTCACCACCTGGTCGACGGCGCGGATATCGGTCGCTTGCTTCATGCTGCCACTCCAAGCCAGTCGGGCAGCACGAACGGCTGCATGGGGTTGTAGTCAGGGACGGTGCGAACCGAGCCACGAACTTCGGCGGATGACAGGCCGGCCATGTGACGAACCATTGCCGCAGCCATGCGATCGGCGTCGGCCTCCTTCCGGCGCAGGTTCGCGACAACGGCACCTTCGGTTTCAGCCGCAATGAAGTGGACGTTGACGGGCATGCTCTGCCCGAACCGCCAGAAACGTCGGATCGACTGGTAAATCTGCTCGAAGCTGTCATTCAGGCCGACGAACCCGGTGTCGGCGCAATGCTGCCAGTTCATGCCGAACCCGCAGATGGACGGCTTCGTCACAAGCACGCGGATACGCCCTTCCGAGAAGTCGATCAGCTTGCGCTCTTTTTCGTCTTCCTTGTCCGACCCGCGAACCTCGACGGCGCCAGGTATCGCTTTCGCAAGCGCTTCGCTTTCAGCGTTGAGATTGCACCACCACACGAAGGGACGATCAGTAGGCGTGAGCTGAGCTGCCATTGCAACGCGCTCCGGAACGGTATTGCGGCGAGCGGCAATGCGTTCCTGCAAAGTCCGCGCCTCCATTGGGAATAGGAATCCCGTCTCCGCGCTCGGCTCGTAGTCGGTGCGAACGGTGTGCTGGTGCTGATGCAGCGCCGGAAGATCGTAACCGTCATCGGCATAGCCTAGGTCAGAGGGCTTGCGGATCATCACCGCCCACGACGCCATCCAGCGCCAGAACTCATTTTCGGCATGACCTTTCAGCCGCCACTTCTGCGTGTCGCCGCCGTCGTGCGTGAAGAATGTCGCCAGCATGTCGGAGTAGGACATGATGCCGAGAAATTCAGCGTGGTTGCCGAGCTCCATAAAATCGTTCGGCGCTGGAGTTGCCGTCGCCGCGAGCCGGAATGGGATGCTGGCGCAATCATGGATCAGTTTGTTGCGATAGTGGCCGTCAGTGCTCTTGAGGATCGAGCTCTCGTCGAGAATGACCCCACCAAATTTGGAAAGATCAAAGTGATCGATCTTCTGGTAATTTGTGATGGACGTGCCGGGCTCGCATTCGCTGCCAGACCGAACCACCTTCACCCCAATACCGAACTTCGCCGCCTCCCGCCCGAGCTGTGCGGAGACCGCCAGGGGCGCCAGATGCAGAATGTTCTTGCCGGTAGCGCGATGAACCGCGTCCGCCCACGAGAGCTCCATCAAGCTCTTGCCGAGGCCCGTTCCAGCAAACAGTGCGGCACGGCCGCGGCGCAGGGCCCACCGAGTTACGTCGGCCTGGAACTCAAACATACGAGATGGAAGCGGCGGGAGATCGGACAGACCCGTTGCCGGATCCACCATCTTCTTGCGTGAGAGAAACTCGTGATAGCTCACGCGGCCTCCTGGTCGTCGTCGAGGTCGCCACCATCATCGTGAGCCGGGCCTTCGATCAGCTCGGCGGCCTGTTCAGCCTTCATGGCCATGATCTCGTCCATGACCTCTTTCCCGCGATGCCAACCGCGGGCGTAATCCTCGTGGTCTGCCGTCCCGGCGCCGTACGGATTGCGCAGCGGCTCGTCGTCCATGCCGGCGATCTTGCCGTCGTGGTAGGCGCGCGTTTCGTCTGCCTTCGGCTGGCCGCTGAACATGTCGAGCTGGCCATCTTCGCCGGCAGCCCACGCCTTTGCCTCAGCGGTGGCGCGAAGCTCTTGCTCAAGCGCCTCTCGGCCTTCCTCGGTCTCGGCCCGGATCATGGTCTTGATCTGGAGCATGCCGGTATCGCCTAGGTCGGCTTTGACTAGGCGGCCGAGATTACGGAGATCCGCGGCGATCTTCCTCTTCTGCTCGTCGAGGCCGCGATAGCGACGACGGTGCATCAGCGCCAGCGCATGCCGCTGATCCGGCGACAGGCCGGAGTTGTGCCCGATGCCGGGGCTGCTGTTTGATGCTTCTGCTTTCTGGGCGCGCGCCATTCTAGGCTCCCTTGGCGTGGTTGATGCGGGTGGTTCGGTTGCGGCCGGGCGAGAGCGTCACCGCACCGCGTTCTGCGAGGCCGTAGACAAGCCGGTGGATGCCGGAGATCGACTTGAGGCTGAGAGCCTTCGCGATCTCACGGTAGCTCGGTGCCGCTCCAGTCCTCGTCTGGTGGTCGTGGATGAACTGCAAGACTTCAGCTTGGCGCGGAGTGAGGCCAGCTCGAGCCTCTTCCAACTGGAGACGGAAGGCTGCTTCCCGCAGCTCGGCCGGATGGCGCTTCATCTCGTGGACGAGGTCCATGTCGAGATCCGACTGCGACGGTTTACGGATCGGTGGAAGCGCTGTCGAAACCTGCTGAAACGGGGCGACGGAGTCGGTGTCGTTAGCGGCGCTGTTCATCGCGCGGCTCCCGTCATGCGGGTGACGGCGCCCTGCCCGGCCTCATACTTCGCCCTGACCGCCTCCAGCATCCGAGTGACATTTGCCACCACGGTCTTGCCTTCGGCCTCAATCAGGTTGAGGTCGCGAATGCAGATTTCGCCGTCGGCCTTTGCCTGGATGACAACGCGGACGATCCGGCCGCTGTCTTCCGAGAAGACGCCAAGCGCCTCCATGACTGAGGTCGCGTCGGCCGAGACATCGTCGCGACGGATGCTGTAGCCACTCAGGCCGGCAGCCGTCTCAAGCATGCACGGATAGCCGGCGATCTGATCGATCTTCGAATGCAGGCTGGCCGGCACATGCTCATTGTGGTGCAGGTGCTTCCACCGGGAGACCAGGCTCTCGCTGACGCCAAGCAAATCCGCCATCCGGCGGTTGCTGCCCGCGAGCGCGATCGCCCGGCCGAAGGCGTTCTTGAACGCTTCCTGTTCGAGTGTAGGCTTCCACCTGTCGGGAGTGTCGGACATGAAAGGCTCCGAAAACTGTGAGCTTCGAATTTCGCTGACAGCCACAAGTTGCTGCGGCATTCAGTCAGGCATGGATGACGAGAGCCCCACCGACGAAACGATGACCATCAGCGAAGCCGTGGACCGTGTTCTGGCGAGACTGAAAGATTTCCCGGTTTGCTGCGTGCACGTGCCGGGAGGTGGCCATGGCGATCAGACCGCCAGTGCCGTGAGTGAGACGCGGCGAGCGCGGGACTCTTCGATCAGCGCGTTCGGCGAATACCGATCCGCTGAATGAGGAATGTTCGCGATCACATGACCGGTGCGGCGCTCGCAGATGACGAAGGGTGCCTCGCCTTGCTGACGGCGGACCTCTGCCAGTGCACGGGCGCCGGAGAAGTCTTCGCTGATGGTGGTGATGTCGGGCGATCCGCCTTCCGGTGCGTATCCGGCGAAGAAAGCTTCCATCTTCTCAAGTTCATGCGCCTTGATCAGACGGCTCTCTTTCGTCGGGTCGTTGTTCAACATTCGCGTGACTGCATCCGGCGCGACCGACAGATGGCGAGCAAGGCGGGATTTTGCTCCACGCCCTGCACGAACCAAGTGGTCACGCAGCCATCGGCGGATGTGAAACTGAGGGTCGGCGGCAATCATGGTGCGACCTCGTGCGTTTCCGGTGAATGGATATGCACGAGTTGATCCGCGGTGATGTCCTGACGCCCGCTCTGGGCGGCAACACGAAGCAATCCCGCCCAATACTTCGGGGGGATGGAGTTGCGCCGCTTCATCTCCGACACGGTGGAGGGCTTGACGCCCAGCTCGCGGGAGACGGCGGCGTTACCTCCAAGAAGATCGATGATGTCGCTAACATGGTTCATGTTGAGTATGAAACACGAAACGTGTTTGCTCGTCAACATTATTCCTGTGCGGATTTCGATTATCGTGTTCGCATGAGCGATATGCACTACAGACTGAGGTTGGCGCGTGAGCGCGCCGGGTACTCGAGCGCAGCCAAGGCCGCCAAGGCACTCGGCATGCCGCCGTCGAGTTACACTGCCCACGAGAATGGGCAGAATGGCTACAAGCCCGACAAGGCCGCGATTTTTGCAAAGAAGTTTGGGGTCAGTGCGTCTTGGCTGCTGACTGGTGACGCCAGCGAACCATCTTCGCCTGAGGATGCGGTGCAGCCTACAACGCGCTTTACGAATGACATCGCGCCCAACGCCTCACCGCCTGTGCCAGTGACGTTTCCAGGCGCGCGGATATCAATCCTTGGCCACGCCGTGGGTGGCGTCGACGGCAAGTTCGTGCTGAACGGGCAACAGGTGATGGACACCTTCAGTCCACCGCAGCTGGTCGGCGTACCTGACGCCTACGGAGTCTTCGTTCACGGAGACTCGATGGAGCCACGCTACTATGCCGGCGAGGCTGTTTTCGTGAACCCACTACTGCCGGTTCGAAGTGGCGACTTTGCCGTCGTCCAGATCGCCGGGGACTTCGAAGGTGACGATGCGGCAGGCTACGTTAAGCGCTTCGTCTCTATGAACTCGCGCGAAATCGTCCTTGAACAGTTTAAGCCTCGCGAGGATGTCGACGAGGATGCCCCGTCGGCTGATCGATACACACTCCGCTTTCCCAGAAACCGCGTCATCGCAGTTCACAAGATCATTCAGTCCGGAATAGTCTAGCCATGCCCGCGCGGGCATCGACAGTGTCAGGCGATGTCCAAACGGCTGCAAAGACGAGTTGCTTTCCTCTGCTTTCAGTCGTCCGGCATTCGGCACAGCAGATCGCTTTAAGATAGGCTTCTGCCGGCATGGCCGTGTCGACGTAGCGCCGACGATCGTCGTTCGGAAATAGGATTTTGCTCCGACCACACTCCTGGCAGGTGACGATCACCGAACAGATGTCCGCCACCACGCGCCTACCGCCCGTTGCGTTCATTTCCACCACCAATGTTCTGCTTCTGTTCGCATTAAATCCCGATCTTTACCGACGAGTCGAGTCGGAAATTGTCAGGATCGCGAATCAGTTATCGCTGTGCATAACTCTGTGGACAGGGTTCGGCGGAGGAAGCAGCGTGGATAACCTCGACAGGCTGATGGAGAAGATGATCGCGGATGCGTTCGATTGGAGCGCGCCACCACCGCCCATCGCTGTAGTGGTTCCGGACGACGATGAAGCCGGCGGGCATATCGATAGCGACCTCGGTTATGCCGAAGGTCAAAGTTTCATGATCGAGTACCGGGACAGCCGCGGTCGCGTCACCTCCAGGCGCATAACGGTCTTCGGCATCAAAGACGGCAAGGGCCAAGTCCCCCTTTTGATGTGCCGGTGCCACGAACGAAAGGCAAATCGCTCGTTTCGAGTTGACCGGATCCTCACCTGCATCGATTACGACGGGGAAGTTCACGGCGACGTTCCGCTCTACCTGTCGGAGGCTTTCGGCATGAGCTTCGCGGTAGCCAGTCGTGCTGAGGAGGCCGACGAGCGGAATTCATGGCCGCGCGTTATGGCATGCATCAAACCCCATGCCACCTTGCTCGCCGCTCTGTCGCATAGCGATGGACTGATGCTCGACGAGGAGTTGGACGAAGCCACAGATCACTGCGTCTGGATGGCCGATCATTACGGCTTCACATCTTCGCAGGGTTTCCGGTCAAAGATCAGAGCCTACGTCAAACGCCAGAAGCCCACGCGGGGAAGCGTTTGGGATGCATGCGCAAAGCTGCGTGAGGAAGATCGCATCGCTGAGGCTGAGTTTTTCCGCGCAGCAATACGTGTGATCGACGCCGACGGCCTGCGACATCCTGAGGAAGAAATCCTGATCAACGAGATATCAATCGAGATGACAGGCGTTGCAGTGATCTAGAGCACATAGCTCGGCCTATAGACGGGTACTGCACCACCACGGCAGCTGACCCGAAGGCGCGGCCTGTATCGGCCGCCAGAGCATCCATCGAACTCGAATTACCCGTAGGCTCGTTCTTTGATGTCGGAGGTCGCCTCTCCGCTGCACCCGGCGATCACAATGGCGATTGGTCATCGCCCGATCATTCAGCCGGCTCCGCGCCACAGCGCGTGAGGGTAAGTGGTGCTTCAGTGCCTATGGTTTACCGCGAGGTGCCTTCCTCGTTTTCCGGTCGGGCCCGTCAAACCCCGTCTGAGTTCTGCCCGGTGAGCCTGGCGCCGGTACCGCAAAACCATCATCGGCGGCGTGATCCGCGAGCGAGGGGCATGGTCGGGAGACCTCGCTCAGCATAAGCCCAGATCCAAAGCTTGTGGCGGGAACCTCCGAGCAGACCCACAAGGCGTTGATAACTGGGCTTCGCCGCACACTACCGCTTGTGACTGTAGTGGTATTCTGATACCAAAATCGCATTCGACACGACTGGCTTTTGGCGGCGGCTCGGATCCCATCACGGGGTCCGGGCCGTTTCCTTATGCGCCCAGCGCTCAAATCAAGTCAACATGCTTTGTGTTTTTCAACATAAATGCTGTTGACATGAAACATGTTGTATGGCGATATAGCTCCATCGAACACCGGCGATGGAGCCGCAAATGACCCAGCACCAGCATCTCGTAGCCGAACTGGCCGACGTCCGGGCCGACCTCGACGAAGCGCGCCGTGACAACCTCACCATGCAAGGCATGTTCTGGGTCGTGGCGCTTGTGTCGGGACTGGCCGGCGCGGCGGTGACGATCTCGGCGATGCACATCGGGGGTGTCATCTGATGAACGTCGCCCCTCAATTCATCGACTTCCTGAACCCTCAGGCAGCCCCTGACCATCTGGATGCGCTGCGTGCTCAGGTTCCGGTCACGGCCCCGTACGTCATCGACGGGCACTGGGTGATGGATATCGAAGGCCTGGCCACCGTCTACCGCGATGGCGACCGGATCGAGCTCGACGACCTCGCCGTAGTCACCCGCAAAGATGGCAAGGACGATGTCCTGCCGGTGTGGGTTCGTCGTCCCAACGAGAGCGAGAACGCCAAGACCGTCATCGCCTCGATGCTCTACGACCAGTGCCAGACCAAGGCATTCGAACGGGACGCGGACGAGGCGCTGGCGAAGCTCGAAATGGAAGAGGCCTACGAATGAGCCTCCTCCTGTTCGCCCTCGCCGCCTGGGTGATCCTGTCTCTGGCCGCCGGCGCCTTCCTCGCATTCGGGAGGCCAGTCCAGTGGTAGCCGCTCAGCCCCGCATTCTCGAAGCCCAGCGTCGTCTGACGACATCATTCGATCCGGATAGCGGCAAAGCCTCCGTAGACGATCATGTGGCCAAGGTCGCCTTCGCGATCTTCAAGGCAAACAGCCGAGACACGCACGTCTTCGCTCCCGGAATGACGAAGGACAAGGCTTTCCAGCGCCGCTGGGACGCTTTGATGCCGCGCATCCGCACTCACTACGAGCTGATGGCGCAGGCTGCCATCCGCGCCGCTCACTGAGGTGAACGACATGTCTGACAACACCACTTCGCCGCGCTTCTGGATCGTATGGAATCCGCGTGGTCGGACACCAACCCGAAAGCATGCCAGCCGGGCAATGGCGACGAACGAAGCCTACCGCCTCGCGGGGATGAATCCTGGCGAACAGTTCTTCGTGCTGAAGGCCGTCGCCGGAGCTGCCTGCCCTGTACCCGAGCCGGTCGAGATCAAGCTGACCGCGCCCGATCCCAACGACGACATCCCCTTCTAACCGTCACCCGAAAGGAATGACCATGCGCACCACCGTCGTGCAGCCCCGCGACTTCCTGCATGCCAAGAAGATCAGGCTGGATCGCAACCACAAGTTTCAGCGCCGCAAGGACGGCGCCGAGTACGCATTCCTGTTCGAGCAGGATCACCTCTACAGCGGCAACATTCGCCCGCTGCGTGAGGCGGGTCGGACGCAGGGATGCGCACGATGACGGTCGTAGGCAATCCTGAGATGGGCAAGAACGCCCCGAAAGCCATGTGGCTGCTCGTCCTGGCAGCTTGGATCATCTGGTTCATCGTCTGGGCACTGCCGGAGGCTCTCTATGGTTGAGACCTCCAACGTCCTGAACCGCCTTACGGCTACGGCAGCTTTTGCCGCAGCTGTCTGGTTTGCCTGGAACTTCCCCAACACCGTGCTGTGGAAGCTCGCTGTCAGCGTGGCGGAGGCTGCGATCAATGGCTGAGCGCGGCAGCAACCCGAAACATCCACTTCAATCGAGAACCGAGGGTCGCCCCATGAGCGCCTACGCCTGGTATTTCACCGCACTCGCCAACCCGTCTGGAATTGGTCGGACACCTGATCTTTCTGTTCACGAAAGCGATCCGCAGCCTGGGTTCTACAGGAAGCGGCGCGGGAAGAATGGCCCATTCGATCCTGTCGCAATCTGGTTCGATGGGGACACGCTGGTCGCAGCGGTCGGTGACAACATGGCCGACCCGCACGATGTCTGGACGTGGTGCTGCCGGGCCCCTGTCACCGAAGAAGCGTACCGGAAGGCTCGCTCTGGCGAGGGTTGGAGCGATGAGCCGCCGACATCTCAGGCCGCGTCGGAACCGATGACAGGGCACAACCTGAACTCGTCTGACCCGCACGAAGCTCTGCGCCTTGAATATCTTGGCGAAGCAGAGATGGCGCGCGAATTCCTCAACAAGCCGATCAAGACCCAAGACGACGCCGACAAGGCAGCGGTCTGGTCCAAGCGCCTCGCAGCCATCGCTAAGAAGGCAACCGATCACCACAAGGTTGAGAAGCAGCCGTCTCTGGATGAGGGGCGCCGCATAGACGAGCGTTGGCGCGAACTCAAGGACGGTGCCAAGGATCTGTCGGTGCAGTTGAAGAGGCACATGGACGAGTTCTTGCGCGAGCAGGATCGTCTAGAGCGTGAACGTCAGCGTGCCGCTGCCGCGGAGGCGGATCGAATCCGCAGAGAGGCCGAGGAAGCTGCGAAGGCTGCCGCCGCAGTCCAAGACGATGCCGAGCGCGCGAAGGCCGAGGAAGCAGCTGCCGCAGCGCGTCGTGCCGCCTACGAAGCGGAGAAGGAAGCAGCCTCTCGAAACTCCACTGCTGGCCGTACCGGCGCCAAGGTAGCGCTTCGAACTTTTGTCTCGGCCGAAATCACAGATTTCGATGCGCTCCTGACCGCGCTCAAGGACAGGCCAGAAATCCGCGATGTCGTTCAGAGCCTCGCAAACCGCGCAGCGAAGTCCGGTGTCGATTTGCCCGGCATGAAGATCGTTGAAGAACGGAGGGCGGCATGAACCAGGTCGCCGTATTCCAACCGCCTCGGCTACCATTCCACGATCAGATCGAACAGCGGTTTGGCGTTGATCGATCTGGCTGGAAGGCATTGGTCGAGGCCGTGTTCCCGTCCGCCAAAAGCGTCGACAGCGTCATCATGGCGCTCTCCTACTGCCGAGCCCGGAAACTCGATCCGTTTAAGAAGCCCGTTCACATCGTTCCGATGTGGGACAGCAAGTCGGGCGGCTACATCGAGACCATTTGGCCTGGTATTGCGGAGCTGCGCACTACCGCGTTCAGGACTGGCAACTATGCCGGCTGCGATGAAGCAGAGTTTGGCGACGAAATTGAGCAGACCTTCACCGGCCGCGTGAAGGTCAAAGGCAACTGGGAGGATAAGTCCGTCAGGGTTCGGTTTCCTTCTTGGTGCCGAATGACGGTTCATCGTGTGCTTGGCGGTCGGGTCTGCAAATTCGTCGGCCCCAAGGTGTACTGGCTGGAGAGCTACGCAACTATCGGGAACAGCGATATCCCGAACGACATGTGGCAGGGCCGCCCTACGGGGCAGATCGAAAAGTGCGCCGAGGCTGCCGCACTCCGCAAGGCGTTCCCGGAAGAACTCGGTAACGAACTGACTGCGGAGGAAATGGAAGGCCGAACGGTACATGCAGAGGCAGCGAATATCGCTCCAGCCGCCACACCAGCCCCGCCTTCGCCCCCGTCGCCCACGCTTACCGACGCACCACCCCCGTCGGTGACCGAGTATGAAGCACAGGATGCACCCGTCGAAGAGGTGAATGCGAGCGAGTTCTTCGAGAACCTTGAGATCGCGATGGCCGGCGCGTCGACTGTCGAGGACGTCGAGGAAGTTTGGAACGAATTCGACGTCGGCGGGATATTTGACGGCGACGACGACAGCCTTTCGATCGCTCAGAAGATCAAGGATCGCAGACTGAGGGACATCCAATGAGCCGGATGTCCATAATCATACAGCACCCCGCCGACAGGGAGCGAATGGCCAACATCGCGTGGTCGATCGCCGACGGCTCTCGCGTTGAGATAAAGGCCCCAAGGCGAAGCCTGCCACAGAACGATCGTATGTGGGCAATGCTGACATCGATCGCCGCCCAGGCGCGCCACAACGGTCGGGAATATTCGACCGAGCAGTGGAAGGTCATCTTCATGCACGCCTGTGGCCGGGAGGTGCAATTCCTGCCGGCGCTTGATGGATCGACTTTCGTTCCATGGGGCCAGTCGTCTTCCGACCTGTCCGTATCCGAGATGTCGGACCTGATCGAATTTATGAAGGCCTGGGGCGCGCAGAACGGCGTCGTCTTCCAGGATGATACGGAGGTCGCCGGCTGATGTCCGATAAGACTGAAAGCATCACGTTCCGCATCAGCCCCGATCTCAAGCGTCGTCTTGAAGAAGAAGCTCGGCTGGGCCCCTACCCCGTCTCGATGTCCGACGTCGTAAAGCGCGGAATCGAACTTGCGCTGGATGAGCTTTGTGATCTGCGAAATGAGGGGGCGCGATGATGGCTACCCCCATGATCGACCAGCCTCTCGGCGGCCGCGACGTGAAGGAGTGGATCGGATCCAGCCCAAACGCCAAGGTGCCCGAGTATGTCCGCGACCGAGTGTTCCTCCGCTTCGGCGGGCGCTGCGTCCTGACCGGCATTAAACTTCGTGCTGGCGAATACGACCTCGATCACGAGAAGGCCTTGGCTGACGGCGGTGAGCATCGGGAGAGCAATCTGCGCCCAGTCCATCGTCCTGCTCACCGTGAGAAGACATCGGCCGAGAACGCGGCGCGAGACAAGGCGGACCGCATGGGCCGCAAGCATCGCGGCACGTGGCCGGCATCCAAGACACCTCTCCGCAGCCGCAAATTCCAATCGACGAGGGATTACGCCTGATGCGCGCCCTCACCCAACCCCACAATTCCAGGAAGACAGCAATGAAGCTCGCCATCACGCTTGCCAGCCTCCTGCTGGCCACCCCCGCCCTCGCCACGGACAAGCCCGGAGGCGATACCTACAATCAGACGTGGGACAACTCGCAGAATGTGTTCCAGCGCATCGACAACTTCCTGACGCAACGCCAGCAACAGGTGCAGGGCCAGGCACAAGGTCAAGGCCAAAGCCAGACCGCCACTGGCGGCAGCGCCAACAACTCCAACTCCGTCAACGTAGATAACCGGACGCGGGTCACGAACGCACCCACGGTCATTGGCAACGGAGAGACCTATGGCGTCTCTGGTGCAGTGGCAGGTGTTGCGCTTGGTGGTGTCGTGCCATCACGGGCTGCTGGTCGAGGCAAGATTGGCCGCAACATCATCGAGCTATCCGGCGATAGGGCAGCACTCTACACGCAATGCGGCCTGCCCCATACGCACAAGACGCTGATGCTCAAGGGCATTCGCTGTGATCTGGACGGCGCCCAGTTGATAGCTTGGGAAGCGCAGTTCCAGCCCAAGCGTGTCGTCACCCGGAAACCAGCCCCCGCCCGCCATGCGCGTCGGTCGGATAAGCGTTGTGGGTGTTGAGATGGCGTACCACGAGCCCTGTGCAAAGGACGAAATATGGGTGGGCAACACCCTTACCCACGGCCCGCACTATGAACGGTTGAAGTCAAAAGGGTTGCAGACGCTTCGTCTCGGCGAAGTGGCTTACGACGTGCACGGCAAGCCGCTCGCAAAGTCGGAAGGTTACTCTCCATTGTTCATAAACCGTAGCGAGGCAGACCTTCACAACGAAATCATGATGGAACTGACATTTGGTCAGAACTGGAGGCGAGGTTGATAATGTCACTCTTCCCCCGCCTCCGCGACTTCATGTTCCTGATAGCCGCCCTTCCGTTTCACCGGGAGGAGGCAGCCCGAGCCGCCGGGAAGTGGCGGACAGACAAGATGTGTAGGAGGGATGGATGAGCCTCGTCGTCACCTTCACCGTCCGCAATGACAACCCCAACACGATCTGGAACCAACTTGCCGCAAGGCTTGGGCGAGAACCCACGCATGCCGAGGCAAAGGCCGAAGTCCAGCGCATTCTGACGGAGGCAGCATGACCGACCATTCGCAACTGGTGAAGGTGCTGGATTGGAAGCAGGAGCGATGGTCCAGGGAGCTGTTTCGAGCGCACTCGGCTGTCGGCACCTACCGGATCACCGAGTACGCAGGCATGCGCCAGCCGTTCAAGCTGGAGGGTGTGATGGCTGGCATCCACTATGAAACCCTCGACGCCGCCAAAGCAGCCGCCCAGGCCGATTACACGGCCCGTATTCTCTCTGCGCTGAACCTCGACACAATCGACGCCCTGCAAGCACGGGTCGAGGCATTGGATGCGGAGCTATACCGCGCGAAGGTCGTCGCCACTGATCGCAGCTACATGATGGACGCCTACCGCGCCATGCTCGGCCCGAAAGGGTTGGAGGTCGCCGTCATGTGGGAGAAGCAGGGCGTTACCCGCCAACACACGAGTTGGGGCCCGGATGCCTGGAAGCTCAGCGGCGAGGACCGCGCCGGCGTGCTGCTCGATATCGAGGCATTACCCAAAATCCCATCGGAGATCGACTGACATGACGCCCGAACAGAAGGAAGCCTTCCGCTGCGAAGTGCTGGAGGAAGTCGAACGTATCGAGGAGCAGGCCGAACATGTGGCTCTAGGCATTGCCTGCAAAAGGGACGTGGCTGATGCGCATGGTATTCTCTTAGGCCAGATTTGCAAGCTGCGCCGCGCCCTTGCCGCAAGCCAGCCCGCGCCCGACGCCGACATACATAAGCGGTGGGACGAATTGGTTGAGCGTAGCGGGGGCGTTGTCGATCCGCGCCAGCGTGACCACTACAAGCGCCTGCTGGCCGACGCAGAAGCCTGTCAGGGAGGAGAAACCCTCGAAGGATCGCCCCGCATAGAGTGCGTGCCCGCTGCCGATACCGGGCAGGCAGTGGCGTGGCAGCATCGCGTTCGCGCGCTCCCTAACGGACCATGGGGAGAATGGCGCGAAGGCCCCGCACCGGAACTTAGAACAAGCATTTACGAGGTCGAAGCGCGCCCTCTCTACGCCCACCCCGCCCCGCTCGACCCCGAGCGCGTGAGGGAGGCGCTTATTATCGCACGTCCTGTTATCGCTGAAATTGCTTCCAGAGATGGGAACCCCATGGGATGCGTAGGCCGCCTCGCGAAGATCGACGCCGCCCTGCGCCAGAAGGAGGGCGGACGGTGAGCATAAGCTACATCCGAGAATATTATGGCGTGCCGGCCAAGCGCGGCGGTCGGATCGAATACACCGGGGGCAAGAGCCCGGAACTGGGAACGATCGTCGGCGCGAGAGGTGCGCACCTGCGTATCCGCCTCGATGGGATGGCTTACACCCACCCGCTGTCGTTCCATCCAACCTATTGCATCCGCTACCTCGACGCTGCGGAGGCCATCCTATGACCACCCGCACAGTATCCCCCGAACTGACCCCCGCGCAGCGCCAGGCTTTCGAGGAAGCCGTTGAGCGTTACGGCAAGTCGTTCTTCGCCAATCCTGACCTGATCTGGAAGACGCTGCTGGGGGCATCTGAAAGCGGACTGCGGGAGGCCGAGTTCATGCGTGCCGACCTCGCTACAATCGAGGCCCATCTTGAGCGCAGCACTCCAGAGACGGACCCCGTCGGCCATCGGCAATTCACTCGGCGCGCCGAAGAACTGCGCGCTGCCCTCTCCGCAGCCCCGAAGGGAGGTGCGTGATGGTAGCGTTCAATTTCCAAGAGGGTTTCGCCGAACTAGTCGCTTCAGGGGCCAAACGTCAGACTATCAGGCGCACGGCTAGGGCTCGTGTCGGTGATCGTGTGCAATTGTTCACTGGTCAACGGACAGCGGCCTGTCGAAAGCTCCTTGATCCAGATCCCATTGTTACACGCGTCACCTACTGTGCGTTACGCCGATCTGGCATCACGTTAGGAAACGTCGAAGGATTCCCGCGCGATCAAGACGCGTTCGCGCAGGAAGACGGGTTCCGCGATTTCGACGAGATGATGGCTTGGTTCGAGGGTCAGTATGGCCAAGGGGAGTTCATTGGCTTCCTCACAAAATGGGAGATAGCACCGGCCTCCCCCAAGCCCACCGATACCGCGGAGAAGGAGGTGGGGGATGGCTAGGCTTCGATATTCTATCGAACCACGCGATATCTCGCCCGAAAAGGCCGCACGTCGTCTTGGTTTGGAGCTTCCTGCATTTCGAGATCTGCTGCCTCGCCTTCTATCTCGAGGCTTCCCGCCTCCGGATCTCGACACTGGCAACTTTGACCTCGATGCAATCGACGCTTGGCGCGCCAGTCGACATAGACGCTTGCCTACGGGTATCTCGATGGACAATTCTGCTGCCCTCGTGGAACAGCGGCTGGAAGCGATGAGACGTGGCGCGCGTTAAGATCCCCTACTACGTCGTCAAAAAGGGATACGGGTTCTGGCAACCCAAGAAGTCGATGCGAGATGCTGGGTTTCGTTCGGTGCCGTGCGGCAGGGACGGTCCTCTAGCTTGGAAGGTCGCAGCAGACTGGAATGAACGGTGGCAGCGACATCGATCAGGTGCAGAGGAACGCCATGGTTTGGCGTGGCCGGCACGATCAATTGGTGACGCATTCGAGAGATATCAACGCACGTCAGTATGGTCCAAGAAAGCGCCGCGGACACGCGAGGAATGGGAGCGCGGGTTTGCGCGCATATCGCCGCTGTTCGGCGATCTGTCCCCTACAAGCCCCGGCATCACGCTCGAATCTCTCGCCGCTATGCGTGACCACATAGAGCAATCTATTTCGCCACGTGAGGCGTGGCGCACGATTAAGATATGGCGCGCCATCTGGAACGTCTGCAGCGCATTCGGCTACACGGATGGAAGGCGCGATCCCTCGAAGGGCATGCAGAACGCACAGCCAGCAGGCAGGTCTCAGAGCTGGTCATATCGCGAGACGGTAATTCTGGTGAAGCAGGCATGGCGCCTGGGATATTTCGGCCTGGCCGCAGTTATAGCGACAGCGTGGGACACAATGCTATCGCCCGTCGACATCAGGCAGCTTCGCCTTGATCAACTTGGACGCGACGTTGGTGGGGCGTACTTCTCATCAGGAAGAGCGAAGACAGGACGTGCCGCAATAGGGACTTTGTCACGACCGGCAGAGCGCATAATTGAAGCCTACTTGATGAAAGCGCCTCTTGATGCCGGCATCCTATTCCGCAATCGATCCGGAGCAGCATATAGCCGCTTCACCCTACCGGACGACTTCAAGGTAGTCCGCGACTCGGCGTTCCCGAATGATACCAGAACACTTGCCGATATGAGGCGATCAGGCGCCATGGAAGCGCGTGCTGGATCGGCAGACCCATCAACGCTGTCGGCGAAAATGGCGAATAGTATTTCCGTGTCGAACGCGCTTCACAAAGCCTACCAGCCGGTAGACATCGCATCGGTCCGACAGGCGGATAAAGCCCGCCGAGAAGGCCGGAAAATCATGTCATCGGGGAAGAAATGA